TGCGGCTGCCAGATCGTGTACGGGTTTGGAAGTCGACGGAGGGAACAGCGCGGGCCTAGAAGGCCCCGTAATGCCCCCTGAGAGCCCCGTAGACGGACGAACGGTGCGGATCGATAGATGGCACCGGAGACAAGCGAAGACGGCCGCAGAGCCGTCGCCGGCTGACGCCCGCGTAGGAAGATACTCATGTGAAGTGCGTCACATTCTACGGGTGAAACGCGAAAGTGGAAGGTTCCTTACCTATGGAGGGGTAAGGGAGCGAGCTCCAGCGAGCGACCGCACCCCGACATAGGTTCTTGTCGGGGTAGTCGAACGGAGAGAGACTACCCCTTTTAGCGACCTCCGGTCGCCCAGGTAGGTACCGAACGATGAGTGAGGTACCAGACCGTACAGGCCGGGGTTTATCCCCCGGCCGATACAGCATGGTCGTTTTGGGTAGGTACGTTACGTAAGCATCACTCACCAACAGAACCAGTGGTTACGTAACCGGGTACGTTACGTACGACTAGATACGTAACAGAACCACTAAACCCGTGGCCGCCCGGAAGGCGGCCCGCAGCGGGTTACGTTTGTCAGGTATGTCACCTTGACACGTAACAGATCGAGATTTCTGCCGGACTCTGTGGGTCCGGTAGCGCCCCTGGCGGCTAGCTACCGCGCGAGGGGCCTCTAACCATCCACAGAATGGAGCTCCGCATGGAGAAGAAGTGTTCTTTCGAAGGCTGTCCCAAGCCAGTACGCACTCGAGGCTGGTGCAACGGTCACTACCTGCAGCAGTGGTCAGGTAAGCCGATGATGCCTCTCAAGAACGTCCACCCTGAAACCTGCACCCTCGACTTCTGCGACCGACCCTATCGGTCGAACGGGCTGTGCGAAGGCCACTACTACCAGGCGCGTCGTGGGCGGCCGCTCAAGCCGCTACGTATCACCAGGCATCACCAGCCAGTACCTCCTTGCACGGTGGTCGGCTGCGATATCGAGGCCGTGTCTCACGATCGACCGATGTGCGCGAAGCATGAGATGCGGGTCATCAGGCACGGGGACCCGAACACTCTCAAGTGGAACATCCGAAAGGGCGCGGACAACCCTAACTGGGGAGGCGACTCTGTCGGATACGGAGCTGTTCACGAGCGCCTGCGTAATTACCGAGGTCCTGCGTCGGCGCATCTATGTGTCGACTGTGATGGTCCGGCTGCGCACTGGGCGTACGACTACGAGTGCCCAGACGAGAGAGACTCACCGTCCGGCCCCTACTCGACGAGCATGGATCACTACCGGCCTATGTGCGCCACCTGCCACAAGAGGTTCGATAACTTCAAGTCAGGGAGGCTCAGTGCCGTGGGGTGACAGCCGTCCGGAGATGCCTCCGGGATGGGACAAGGTCCGCGCATCTGTATTACAGCGGTCGGACATCTGTTACGTCTGCGGCCGTCGCGGAGCCGACGAGGTTGACCATGTCAAGCCGAGACATCAGGGCGGCGGTGAGGGCGGGAATCTCCGCCCCATCCACTCATCGCCCTGCCACGCGCGGAAGTCCGCGATGGAAGGCGTCGCTCAGCGTGCGAAGCTGCGCGCGATGAAGAAGCGGCCACCGCCCCGACACCCGGGGCGTAGAAGCAACTAGGAGGGACCAGGCGTCCCCGAGCCCAGGAGGCGTCATGCCGGGTCCGATCCCGAAGAGGTCCGACGAACGAGTTCGCCGGAACACGACGGAGTACGGAGAGGTCACTACTCTCCCAGTCTCCGGACCCGTGAAGTCCCCTCCGCTCGGTCTCACCGATCCTCACCCGATCGTCCGAGACCTCTACAACTCTCTAGCCGAGTCGGCGCAAGCCGCGCTCTATCAGCCAAGTGACTGGTCCTATGCGCGATTTACTCTCCATTTCGCGGACCAGCTCCTGAAATCCTCCAAGCCCTCGTCGCAGATGCTAGTAGCCGTCAATCAGATGCTGTCATCTCTTCTGGTCTCAGAAGGTGACAGGCGACGGGTTCGGATCGAGGTGGAGCGGGCGAAGTCAGACGGCCCGGATGCGTCGGTGACGACGATGGGCGAGCTGTTCGAGCGCGCTCTCCGTAAGCCGAAGTCGAGCTAGAGACCGGCGTCCAGATCGTAGATCTGGCGCGCCCCGAGGCCCCGGCTATGCCGGAGCCGACCGCAGTCCCCGGCGGGGTTGAGCGCTCCCCTTCCGGTGCTCCCCCGCTGGGGCTGCCACCAGCCTTGACACGTAACCGCGTGTCACGAACTGCCGTCGAAAGGAAAAAGCATGGCAGTGACTGTTTACGACCGCAACGGTCAAGAATGGGTGTTCCATCAGGGACATAAGGTCGAGACTGATCCCGACACTCAGTCTCCGCTGCTGATTCTCAGTAATCAGGGCGAGGTTGTAGGCGGATTCAACGCCCAGTCGTGGACCCACTTTCGCGCCCCCATGCAGATCCCGGTTCGGATCGGAGACATCACACTCCGGAAAGACGGCAGCATGAAGGTCGCGGTGATCGTGGGGGATTCCTACGAGCCCACCGGACACATCACCTTCTCGGCTGAAGAAGTTGCGGAGAAGGGCCTGGTCGTATGACCGGCCTCCCAACCCCCTAGACCCGGGCGCAACGTCCCGACTGAGGCGGTCCGCCGTGACGACGGCGGTATTGGTGCTCAGGAACCGTTGCAAACCCCGCCTAAGCGTCTCTCAGCCTCGCGCAGCTGTTACGCCGCCTCTGGGCGGACCAAGTGCTGACCCGGCCCAGCATGGCCGGTGTAGGCGCTTTCCGCCCGAAGGGTTACAAGAAACGCTGAGGCCCAGCGTTGAGTCTCCCTTCGGGCCTCTACTTGCCAGGCAGGCGAGACCAGCCAGTAACCAAGAGCGGTCGCCCCTGGCCGGTATGAGCTCCACCGGTAAACGGGCTCCTTAACTTGACACGTAACCTACGAGAGGCCGGTATGACCGTCACGATCACCGCCGACGTCCGCGACGTCACCGGTCAGCCCGACAACCAGCAATGGGTGTTCTCGACCGTGCTCCGCCAGCAGGACGGCTCGATCCTCACCCAGAAGCAGGTCCGGGTAAACCCGGTGGACGGCGCGCTGAGCGTAGAGCTGGAACCCGGCTTCGCGATCGTCGTCTACGGCGAGTACCGCTGGTTCATCGAGGTGCCCGAGACCGACGCCGAGCTGTGGCCGCTCATCGCCACCTCGGTAGCGGTCCCTCCGGACACCTCCGCTGAACTGCTCGCTGACGCTGTCAACGGCTACCTCGACGCGAACCCGCCGTCAGCGGACTGGGACGCGTTGTCGAACGTCCCGGCGGAGTTCCCGCCGTCTGCGCACGACCACGTCGCCGCGGATGTCACCGACCTCGACTCGGCTATCGCCGCGTACCTGGTCTCGAACCCGCCCGAGGCAGGCTCGGTGTCCTGGGACGACATCGACGACAAGCCGTCGACGTTCACCCCGAGCTCGCACACCCACTCGATCGCTAACGTCACCGGTCTCCAGGACGCTCTCGACGAGAAGCTCGACGAGGACGCGGTGGACGCACGGGTGTCTCTCGGCACCGCCGCGCTGGTCGACTCGGCACCGGAAACGCTGAACACGCTCAACGAGCTGGCCGCAGCGCTGGGCGATGACCCGAACTTCGCGACCACGGTCGCCTCGCAGATCGGCGCGAAAGCCGACAAGACTACCACGATCACCGCGGGTACCGGCTTGACCGGTGGCGGGGATCTGTCCGCGAGCCGGACGCTGAACGTCTCGTTCGGGACGTCGTCTACGACCGCGTGCGTCGGTAACGACTCCAGGTTGTCGAACACCCGCACCCCGACGGACGGTTCGGTGACCAACGCCAAGGTCGCTTCCGGGGCGGCGATCGCGCTGTCGAAGCTAGCCACCGGCTACGTCGCCGGCTCGGACAACTCCGGTGCCCGGACGCTGACGATCTGGGTCGGGACCGAGGCGCAGTACACCGCGATCGGCACAAAAGACTCGAACACTATCTATCTCAGGACTGCATAGGAGGTCGCCGTGGCAGGTATGTCACTTGCCACGACGGCTTTCGCGAAAGCCGCGATCGGCTCTACCGAGATCCAGAAGATCAGCATCGGGACCACCGAGATCTGGTCCGCGGCTCCTCCGCCGACCGTTGACTTCGACGCGGTGTCGTCGATGCAAGGCGGGCTGGCCGACTTGTCGTACTCGTTCTCTGCCACAGCTGGGTCCCGGGTCTTCGTGGTCGCGCACCTGCTCGGCAACGAGACCGTGGCAGGCGTCACCTACGGCGGCAACGCTATGAGCCTGGTCCAAGGCATCGCGTTCAACAACACGTCCTCCGAAGGCTGGCTCAGGGTCTACACCCTCGCGAGCGCCCCGGGCGGGTCGCAGACCGTGGTCCTGGACAAAAACGGCTCGAACTGGTGCATGTCCTACGCGATCTCGTACGCGAACGTCGCGAGCCTCGGAACCCCGGCTACGGCGACCGGTAGCAGCACCAGCCCGTCGCACTCTGTGTCGGCCCCGCCGACCAACGGCCGCACCTTCCAGGTTACCGGCTGGAACAACGGAAACGTGACGTTCACGCCGTCCGGGGGTACCGGCCGCATCAACGGGGTGCAGATCGCGGGCGGACTGACAGGCCGAGACTCCAACGCCGCGGCTACCTACTCCGGGACGCTCTCGTTTTCCTGCTCTTGGGCGAGCATCGCGGTTCCGCTGACCCCAACCAGCTAGGACCCCATGCCTACCATCACCGCTACCGTCCACGACATCTCCGGACGCCCGGACGATTCGCACTGGACTTTCTCCAGCGACCTGCGCGAGCAGGACGGCGTGATCATCACGCCCCGCGTCGTGCGCGTGAAGCCGTTCAACGGAGAGCTCGCGCTGACTTTACCGCCCGGACCTGTCCGGGTGACGCACCACCAGGGCCGCTGGTTGATCGACGTCCCAGAAGAGGACTCCGACCTGTGGGACCTGATCGAAGCCGCTACCGACTAAGGACTTCATGAACCGCCTTATCACCATGTTCGCCGCTGCTCTTGTGAAGGCGGTCTTCGACTACCTCCGGGCCCACCCCGAGTTCCTGAACCAGGTCATCGACCGGGCTACCGCGAAGATGCCCGACCTCGCTGACCTCGACGACAAGATCCTGGCGAAGATCCCGGATCTGTCCCGGCTGGACGACAAGATCATCGGGCTGTTCCCCGACTTGTCCCGGCTCCCCGAGCAGCTGATCAACGCCATCAACCCGTTCAAGCGCTGATGCCGAGGGTCGTCTACGGGCTGACCCACTCGTCCAACGGGTGGCCGATGCTCAACTCCGATGAGTGCGAGTGGACGAAGATCCCCGGCACGAGCGTCACGCTGCAGATCGCCAAGGGCCAGCCCCTCGCGATCCTGCGCGCGTTCGCCGCTGACTTCCACGCGTACGTCGAGCCGCTGCGCGACGCGGACTCCGCGTGCTGGACGCCGACCAACTCGGTCCCGTCGTCCAACCACCTGAGCGGCACCGCGATGGACCTGAACTGGAACACCCACCCGTTCCAGGTCCCGGACGCAGGCTTCGACGCCGCGAAGAAAGCACGGGTCAAAGAGCTCCTCGACTTCTACGAGGGCATGGTGTTCTGGGGCAACGACTGGTCGTCGCCCAAGGATGCGATGCACTTCCAGCTCGCCAGCCTCCGCAACGGCGGAACCTTCAACACCTACGGCAACCCGAAGACAGCCGACTTCATCGCGCGCAAGATCAGCGCTGACGGCTACTCGACTTTCCGGAGGGGTAGCGCCCCGGCGTCCGCAGCCCCCATCCTGGCGGCGGCCACCGGCCTGAGCGAAGCTCGCGCGGCGGAGATCCTGCCCGCGGTTCGCTCGGGACTCCGGGAATCCGAGTGCACGAACGTCAACCGCATCGCGATGTGGCTGGCTCAGATCGGACACGAGTCCGGGTCGTTCCAGTACACCGAGGAGATCGCCAAGAACGGTCGGTACGCGCCGTACATCGGCCGGACGTGGATTCAGATCACCTGGGACTACAACTACCGGTCGTTCTCGCAGTGGGCGTACGCGTTCGGGATGGCTCCGACTCCGGACTACTTCGTCGTGAACTACCGCGAGCTCGCTGACCTGAAGTGGGCGGGCATCGGCCCTGCCTGGTACTGGACGGTCGCCCGCCCGGACATCAACGAGCTGTCCGATCGCCGCGACCTGAACACGGTCACCCGCCGGATCAACGGCGGCACCAACGGCCTCGCGGATCGACAAGCCCGCTACAACCGCGCGCTCGCCCAGGGCGATGCGCTGCTGCAACTACTTCACGAAGAGGACGACTTCTTGTCTGCTCTAACCGACGCTGAACAGCGTGAGTTGCTGGACCTGGCTCGCCAGCAGGCCAAGTACAAGCGCAAGTCCCGCTCTCCGCTGCACTGGCCCCACGAGGGCGAGGTCGACACGATCGCCGGCCTGTCCTGGTCGACGGACGCCAACGTCCATATCCAGCTGGTCGAGAAGCTCGCTGTGATCTACGGCGACCCGGTCTCGATCGCGCTGCTGTACGCGGTGTCGAACTCCGACGATCCGACGAACAACCCCGAGCTGGCGAAGCGCATCTTGAAGCGCGTCAAGCCCGAGGACATCACCGCTGCTCAGGTCCAGATCCAGAAGTGGCTGGCTGCCGAGCAGAAGTTCCATGTCGCTTAAGCTAGGCGACCGGAACCCTACGGTGCGCCGCTGGCGCGAGGTGATGGCGGCCCGGTTCGCCGGGTACGCGCGAGTCCACGGCCCGCTGCCCACGGACACCGACGAGTTCGGCCCGCGGGCTGAGGCGTGGCAGACCGAGTACGAGTCCCGGACGTTCCAGCCGCTCGACGGGATCGTCTCTGACGACGATCTGCGCGCGCTGGGGATTCCGGCTCCCGAGGACACCCGCCCGGTACTACTCACCGTCTCCGGGACAGGAGTCCCTTGGTGGATAGGCCCGGACGCTGACGTTGCGAGACGTCTCGGGGATGTGTACCTGTGGCGTCCGGTAGGCCCACCGTACACCGCGCAGGCGTTCCCGATGGGGCCGTCCGTGGCGAACGGGGTCACCGAGGCCACCCGCATCCTAGAGGAAGAGCGCCAGCGCATCGAGCGCTACGGGCTGTCGATGATCGGCTACTCGCAAGGTGCGATCGTCACCTCCGAGCTGTGGGAGTACCACATCAAGCCGGTGACCGGACGATTGCACTGGGTCAAAGACCACGTGCGCGGAGCCGTGACGTTCGGCAACCCGATGCGCGAGACCGGTAAGGTGTGGCCTGACCCGGGCGGTCAGATGCCCTCGGCGAAGTCGCACGGTATCGCTGACCAGCTGATGGTCGACACCCCGGACTGGTGGAGGAACTACGCCCACAAAGGCGACCTGTACACCGACTGCGAGGGCGACTCGGGCGAGATGAAGACCGCGATCTACAAGGTCGTGATGATGTCCCGGGTGTTCTCTGGTCCGGATTCGATCCTGCGCCAGCTTCTGGAGATCGGGGTTAACCCGACGTTCGAGCTGATCGCGCTGATCCGCGCGGTGCTGGACGCTGGTCTGTTCTTCATCCGCGGCACGACTCCGCACACGAACTACAACATCGACCCTGCGACGGACTTTCTGCGCTCTGTGACTTGATACGTAACGAGGAGGTGGAGTGGCGGTTCACTACCCGGAGTCGCTACTCCCCGCCCCGTCGCATATCCAGGGGCCGACCTGGCGGCAGTACGAAGACGGCTCATGGTTCCTGCCTGAGAAGACTCTCGGCTGGCAGATCATCAGCTGGCTGTTCGAGTACGTCAACTCCCCCGCTGGCGACGGCCCGTTCGTCCCGACGCTGGAGCAGGCGCGATTCATCGCCTGGTGGTACGCGGTCGACGACCAAGGGAAGTACGCCTACCGCGAGGGCACGCTCCGCCGGATGAAGGGCTGGGGAAAGGACCCGATGATCGGCGCGCTCGCGCTCGCCGAACTCTGCGGACCAGTCGCCTTCTCGCACTTCGACGACAACGGTAACCCGGTCGGCAAGACCCGGCACGCGGCGTGGATCACGATCGCCGCGGTCTCCCAGGACCAGACGAAGAACACGTTCTCGCTGTTCCCGATCATGGTCTCGAAGAAGCTGAAGACCGAGTACGGCTTGTCCGTCAACCGCTTCATCATCTATTCCGAGATCGGCGGCCGGCTAGAAGCCGCTACCGCGTCCCCCGCGTCGATGGAGGGTAACCGCCCGACGTTCGTCGTCCAGAACGAGACGCAGTGGTGGGGAGTAGGCCCCGGCGGCGAGGTCAACGACGGCCACCAGATGGCCGAGGTCATCGAAGGCAACATGACCAAGGTCGACGGTGCCCGCACCTTGTCGATCTGCAACGCTCACCGGCCCGGCGACGACACCGTCGCGGAGATGTCTTACCTGAACTGGCTGGACATCCTGGCAGGCGACGCTATCGACACCGGCGTCCTCTACGACGCCCTGGAAGCCCCGGCTGACACGCCGGTCTCCGAGATCCCGTTCCCGTCCGACGACCCCGAGGGGTACGAGGCCGGGGTCGCCCAGCTCATGAAGGGCCTGGAGATCGCCCGCGGCGACTCGATCTGGCTCCCGCTCGACGACATTCTGATGTCGGTCCTGACGGCGAAGAACGACGTCATCGAGTCCCGACGGAAGTTCCTCAACCAGGTCAACGCGACTGAGGAGTCGTGGATCGCACCGTCTGAGTGGGATCGCAACCACGACATCAACCTGCCTCCGCTGAGGAAGGGCGAGCGGATCACGCTCGGGTTCGACGGCTCGCTGTCCAACGACCACACCGCGCTCACCGCGTGCCGGGTCGAGGACGGGGCGTTGTTCCTGGTGAAGGTCTGGGTGCCTGAGAAGTACGAGGGGCACAAGGTCCCGCGCCAGGACGTGGACGCGTACGTCCGGTCGATGTTCGAGAAGTACGACGTCGTCGGTATGCGCGCGGACGTCAAGGAGTTCGAGCAGTCGGTCGACGCCTGGGGTCAGGACTTCCGGCGCAAGCTGAAGATCAACGCCTCCCCCGGTAACCCGGTCGCCTTCGATATGCGCGGCCAGCAAAAGCGATTCGCGCTGGACTGCGAGCGGTTCCGTGACGCTGTTCTGGCGGGCGAGGTCAAACACGACAACAACCCGGTGCTCAAAGCGCACATCACCAACGCGCACCAGCACCCGACGATATACGACGCAATCAGCATCAGGAAACCTGGCAAAGAATCCAAGCGCAAGATCGACGCCGCTGTGACGGCTGTCCTCGCTTGGGGCTCGCGCCAAGACTTCCTGCTCAGCAAGAGCAACACAGGAAAGGGGGCGGGTCTGCTGCGATGACGACTTACCACGAGCACGTCGAGCGACTGCAAGGGCTCCTCGCACGGGACCTGCCGAACCTGCTGGAAGCCGAGGCCTACCGCAACGGGACGCGCCGGCTGAAGACGATCGGGATCGGCGCTCCACCGGAGCTGGCTTACCTGGACGTCCAACCGGGCTGGGTCGCTACCTACCTCCGCACTCTGTCCGATCGCTTGGACATCGAGGGGTTCCGTATCTCGGAGGATTCCGAGGGGCTCGAAGAGCTCTGGAACTGGTGGCAGGCGAACGACCTGGACGAAGAGTCGGTCCTCGGACACGACGACTCGCTGACGTTCGGCCGCGCGTACATCACGGTCAGCCACCCGGACGTCGAGTCCGGGGACCCCGCGGGTATCCCTCTGATCCGGGTCGAGTCTCCGCTGTATATGTACGCCGAGCTGGACCCGCGCAACACCCGCCGGGTCACCCGGGCTGTCCGTCTCTACACGACGCGCGACGACGTCGCGGTCCCGGATCGAGCCACGCTGTACCTGCCTGACGAGACTGTCCCGCTCCGCCGCAACGGCGGGCTCAACGATCAGTGGGTCGTCGACGGGGACGTCATCAAGCACGGGCTCGGTGTGGTCCCGGTCGTGCCGCTGACCAACGACCCGCGCCTCGGTAACCGCTACGGCCGCTCGGAGATCTCTCCGGAGCTGCGCAAGGTCACCGACGCCGCGTCTCGCACGCTGATGAACCTGCAGTCGGCGTCCCAGATCCTGGGCACCCCGCTCCGCGTCATCTCCGGTGTCACCACCGACGAGTTGACCAACGACGGCGAGAACACGACGCTCGACATCTACTACGGACGTATCCTGACGCTCGCTTCTGAGGCCGCCAAGATCTCCGAGTTCAAGGCTGCCGAGCTGCGGAACTTCGCCGAGGAGATGGAGGTCTTCCGCAAAGAGGCCGCGTCTATCACCGGCTTGCCGCCTCAGTACCTGTCGTCCTCGTCGGAGAACCCCGCCTCGGCTGAGGCCATCATCGCTACCGACTCCCGGATCGTGAAGATGGCCGAGCGTAAAGGCCGGATCTTCGGCGGTGCCTGGGAGCGCGCGATGCGGATCGCGATGCAGATCATGGGCCGCGAGGTCACCGAGGAGTACACCCGGCTGGAGACAGTCTGGCGCGATCCGTCGACCCCGACGGTCGCCGCTAAAGCTGACGCTGTGTCGAAGCTGTACGCCAACGGCCAGGGTCCGATCCCGAAGGAGCAGGCTCGCATCGACCTCGGCTACACCGCTACTCAGCGCGAGCAGATGCGCGACTGGGACAAGCAGGAGACCGAGGACATGATCGACACCTTGTACTCCACGACGAAAGCCCAGGCTGACGCCGCGCCGAAGCCGACGGTCACCGAGACCAAGACGGAGACGCAGACGTCGCCTTCCGGATTTAACCGGACCAAGACCCGGTGAACCCGGAGGAGTACGCCGCCGCGCAGCTCCTCATCTCCGCCGCAGTAGTCCGGCACGTCAGGAACGTGGCCGGGTTCTTCGCTCAGCCCGCGCTGACGATGTTCGACTGGCTGCGCTTGCTGGACTTGTTGTTCCCCGAGATCCAGCGCCGGCGCACCGAGGCATCGGTGCTCGCTCGCAGGTTCTACGACTCGCAGCGGGCGCAGCACCACCCGGACCTCCCTCGTAACGATCGGCCCCTGGAGGGGACGACGTTCGAGAAGTTCGTCGAGAACATGGACCCGGCTCGTGAGCGGATGCAGCAGGCGGAGACCCGCGGGGACGCGCTGACGCACCTGACGCTCCGAGCGGTGCGCGAGGTGGAGAACGCAGGCCGTCAGCAGATCATCCACGCCGTCGAGAACGACCCGGAACCCCGCGTCTTGCGGGGCTGGGCTCGCGTCGCGACGGGCCGGGAGACCTGCGCCTGGTGCCTGATGCTGATCAGCCGCGGACCTACGTACGTCCGGGCCGAGACCGCCGGTCTCGACCTTGATACGGAACACGCTCTGGAGCTGTTCGAGAACAAAGACCTGGAGACCTACTTCGCTGACATCAGCGGAGAGATCAAGCAGTGGCACCCCGGGTGTGACTGCAAGGTGATCCCCGTCTTCCGGAACGAGGACTGGTTCGGCAAAGAAGCTGCCGATCGCGCCCTCGACCTGTGGGGAGAAGCCACCAAGGAAGCCATCGCTCTAGAGGACGAAGGCCTCGTCCACAAGAGCGGGAAAAACAAAGGCCAGCCCTTTACTCGTAACGAGCTGGCTATCAACGCCCTTCGCCGTCGCCTGGAGCGCGGCGAGATATCAGCACAGCAGTACGCAGCTCTCGCTGCTTAGCCCGCCAACCCGACCGACCTGCCAGGAGCAGGAGTCACCCCACGCCCAGGAGGCACAGATGACCGAACACACCGACACCCCCTCGACGCCCGAACCCGTAGCTCCCGCTGCCCCGGCTCCGGCGGCCCCCGCTCCCAAGAGCGAGGACCTGCCTGACTGGGCTCGCGAGAAGCTCTCGAAGGCGAACACCGAGGCCGCGAACTACCGAGTTCAGCTCCGCACCGTGGAGACCGAGCGCGACAGTCTCGCGGAGAAGCTCGCGGCTCTCGAAGCCCAGGCAGCCCAGGCGGCTACCTCCGCGTCCGAGCGTCAGAACGACTTCGACCGTCTGGTGACCGCGGTCCAGGCTCTCACCCCCGATCCCACGCCGCTGTTCACGTTCGCGAACACGCTGCAGGGCGATTCGGAGGAAGCGCTCAAGACGCACGCCGAGAGCCTCAAGACCCTGTTCGGCCTGAAGAACGGCCCCGTGGCCGCTGTCGACCGCTCGCAAGGCCTCGGCACAGAAGCCCCGAGCAACGACCCTGCGGTGGCCTTCACCGCGCTCATGAAAAACCAACTAGGCAAGTAAGGAGCCCCTGTGGCAACCCTGAACGAACTGCTCCCTAACTCCGCAGGTAGCAACCACCAGGGCCGTCTGGCCCACGTCCCCTCCGACCTGCTCCCCAAGGAGATCGTCGGCCCCATCTTCGACAAGGCCCAGGAGAGCTCGCTCGTCCTGCGCATGGGTGAGCAGATTCCGATCTCGTACGGCGAGACGATCATCCCCACGACCGTGAAGCGCCCCGAGGTGGGCCAGGTCGGCGTCGGTACGTCGAACGAGCAGCGAGAAGGCGGCGTCAAGCCGCTGTCCGGCACCGCGTGGGACACCCGCTCGGTTTCGCCGATCAAGCTGGCGACCATCGTCACCGTGTCGGAAGAGTTCGCTCGCATGAACCCGTCCGGCCTGTACACCAAGCTGCAGGGCGACCTGGCTTACGCCATCGGACGCGGTATCGACCTCGCTGTGTTCCACGGCAAGTCCCCGCTGACCGGCTCGGCGCTCCAGGGCATCGACACCGACAACGTGATCGCCAACACGACCAACGTTGACTACCTGCAGGAAACTGGCGACCCGTTGCTGGACCGCCTGCTCGATGGCTACGACCTCGTGTCGGAGAACACCGACGTGGAGTTCAACGGCTGGGCCGTCGACCCGCGCTTCCGCGCTCACCTGCTCCGCGCTCAGGCTTACCGCGACGCCAACGGCAACGTGGACCCGAGCCGCATCAACCTGGCCGCTCAGACCGGCGACGTCCTGGGCCTCCCGGCTCAGTTCGGCCGCGCTGTCGGCGGCGACCTGGGCGCTGCGACTGACACCAAGACCCGCATCATCGGCGGTGACTACTCGCAGCTGAAGTTCGGCTTCGCTGACGAGATCCGCGTGAAGATGTCGGACACCGCCACCCTGACCGAGAACGGTGGCTCGAACCGCACCATCTCGATGTGGCAGACCAACCAGATCGCGATCCTGATCGAGGTCACCTTCGGCTGGCTGCTCGGTGACAAGCAGGCGTTCGTCAAGTTCGTCGACGACGAACAGCCCTGATCTTTTCATTTGTCCCGACCTTGATACGTAACGGCGGGGCTCTCTCCGGAGGGTCCCGCCGCCGTGTCGCTACCTGGAGGTTTTCATGACCCACCCCTACAACGGTGCGGTGGTCCGCGGATGGCTCGGCTCGCTCAGCGACTCCGAGATCGTGGCCAAGCTCACCGACCTGACCGGGTTCGCCCCGGCTGCTATGGACGAGGACTACGAGCCGGCTGCTGCTCCTGCTGCTGTCGCTGCTGACGACACCGTCCAAGAGGCTATCGCCAAGCTGGAGAAGCGCCTCGGTGATCTCGAGTCCACTGTCGAGGGCATGGCCTGATGGCATACGCCGAGCCCAGCGACGTGGTCGCGCGGCTCGGGCGGCCGCTGACCGATGACGAAGAGACCCAGGTCGAGACGTTCCTAGAGGACGCCGAGATCGAGATCCGTTCTCGTATCCCTGACCTGGACGACAAAGCCGAGGACGAGGACTACCTCAAGCGGGTTATCAAGGTCGAGGCCTCCGCGGTCACGCGCCTGATCCGCAACCCCGACGGCTACATCGGTGAGACCGATGGCAACTACTCGTACCAGCTCAACTGGCGGCTGAACACCGGAGCGATCGAGATCACCGACAAAGAGTGGGCTCAGCTCGGGCTCTCCAAGAACGTCGGCGTGCTCAACGTCCGCCCGAAGACTCCGCTGGAGCGCTCGGGTGAATACCCGGCGTTCGGCTCGGTCGAGTGGCAGGTGTTCCAGCAGAGCTCCCCGCTGTACTGGGGCTACTGATGAGCGGGCTTCTGGACGACGGGGCTAACTACGAGCCCGTAACGGTGTACCCCGAGGTGACTCGGAAGGACCGGCTGGGCAACACCCTGGTCGGCCCTTCTGCCACCGGCGTCGAGACAGTCGCTCGCTTCCAGATCCAGAACCAGTCGGGCACGTCTGCCCGTCGGGCGGAGATGGACGACATCGGCGACATGACCGAGCAGGTCTACACGATGCGGCTCCCCCGGTCGTTCACGACCGAGTTGAAGTCCGGGTCTGAGGTTGTGTGGCGCGGTGAGCGCTGGGGTGTGTACGGCGACCCTCGTCGTTACAACGGCTCTCGCCGCACCGCCCGCCTCGAATACGTGGTTCGGAGGTTCTGATGCCTTTGTACTACGGGCGATCCGGTCTGAACAAAGTCGTGTCGCACCTGCCCGGCGTGGTCCACGAGATGCGCTCCGAAGCTGACGAGGTCGCTGACCGGGCGAAGGCCAACCTGGCTGCCGCTCGTGCGAGCACGCAGTGGGAGAAGATCCACGGCCCGGACCATCTGACGAAGATCACTCGGACCAACGGTTCGGTGGATGCCTACGTCAACATGGAGGCCCCTAGCCCCGAGTCGATCGAGTACGGCCACTACCCGTCCGGTGTCTTCGACCCGGAGAAGTACGGCCGCGTCACGAAGGCTCCGCAGGGGCTGTACATCCTCACCGGTGCCGCCGGGTTCGGCGGCCAGACCGCTATCTCTACCGGCGCTAAGCGCGGGAAGAGGGGGTAGCGCATGGCTGGCAAGCTCCCGATCGTCGGTGAGGTCGTGCTCCCGATCCTGCGGGGCCACGAGGACCTGTCCAATCCGATCAGCACTGTCCCGTCTCTGGCGGGTGTGCATGTCGGGACGTGGGTCGAGGACATCGACTCCCGCACGTTCCCGCTGATCACCGTCCGTCGCGTAGGCGGTACCCGCAGCCCGGAGCATCCGACGCTGTTCACGCAGCCGGTGGTCGAGATGACCGCTTACTCAGCGGCCGACCTGCCCACTACCGAGCAGATGTACGAGGACGCCCTAGAGGTCTTGTACCGCGCTGCACGTCTTCAAACCAAAACGCCAGCCGGCTATCTGCACTCGGTGACCGAGACCTTGGGTGCGTCCCACGGCCCGTCACCGTTTGACCGCACCTGGCGCGTCTTCGGCCTGATCCGACTCGGCATCCGGCCCCCTAAGAACTAAGGAACCAAATGGCACTGAAAGATGATGCCGTCCTCATTGCCGCGCGGGGGTACGTGTACACCGCTGCGGTCGGCACGGCGGCACCTACCCCTGCTCAGCTCAAGCTGATCGACCTGGAGCACCCCGAGGCGTGGGACCGCACCGGCTGGGAGCTCGTCGGACACACCTCCGAGGATGATCTGCCCGAGTTCGGCTTCGACGGCGGTGACTCCGAGGTCCGCGGCTCGTGGCAGAAGAAGAAGCTGCGCGAGGTCGAGACCGAAGAGATCGCGGACTACGTGGTCATCAACCTGACCCAGTTCGACGAGTCGGCTCTGGAGCTGTACTTCGGCCCGAACCAGTCGGCTACCCCCGGCATCTTCGGCGTGAAGTCCGGCTCGGTCGTGAACGAGCGTGCGCTGCTGATCGTGATCGTCGACAACGACGTTCGCCTCGGCTTCCACGCCCGTAAGGCTTCGCTGAAGCGCGAGGACGCGATCTCGCTGGCGACCGACGAGTTCGGCGCTCTGCCGGTGCGCGCGACCTTCCTCGACTACCAGTCGTACAACCTGTACGAGTGGATCGAAGAGGACTGGTTCAACGCTGCTGACGATCCGGTCGTGTACCTGCTCGATCTGGGCGGCGCTACCGGTGGTGACTACACCCTGTTGGTCGGCGGCAAGTCCACCGGCGACATCGCCTACAACGCCAACGCTTCCGCGATCAAGACCGCGATAGGTGCCGTCGATGACGGTGTTGCCGAGTCTGCGTGGACGGTCACGGCCGACGGCGCGGACTTCGAGATCTCGGGTCCGCTGGCTGTTGCGCTGGGCGTTGACAGCACCACGGGCGGCTCCGGCGTAACCGTCGACGTCGTCTGACTCGAACTTGACACGTAACCCGTGTCAGACGGGGGAGCGGTAACTCTGGCGGGCCGCCGCTCCCCCAACCCCTCACCTGCCCGCCACCACTTACACGAAGGGTCCGCCAACCATGAGCACGATTCTCAACCTGGACAACATCCGAGAGGAAGCCGACCGCGAGTTCGGAGCCCCGGTACCGATCCAGCTCGACAAAGACACCGTCGTCCACCTCCGCAACGCGATGCGCCTCCGCAAGGACGTACGCAAAGACGTGCTGAAGCAGCTGGACATCATCAAATCGGTCAACGACAAGTCTTCCGATGACACCACCGAGGCAGACGTCGACAAGCTGACAAACGCTGTGTTCAAGATCCTCAGCCTGGCCGCGGGCCGGGACTCCAAGACGCTACTCGACGCTATCGACGAGGACGTCGCGGTCGCCACGAAGATCCTCAACCACTGGCTGGAGGAGACGCAAGCGGGGGAAGCCTCCAGCTCGGAGGACTGATCGACGACTACGGCGACGCCTTGTACGCGGACTTCCGGTCCGAGTACCACCTGAACCTCGCGGATCTGTTCGATCCCACCTCCCGGCTCGGACCTATCCAGGTCCTGGCGCTTATCAAAGAGCTGCCCCGGGAGGGCAGGTTCTGGTCCGAGAAGCAGGGCGGGCCTCAGTTCCGCGGCTGGGACGACCAGACGTACACCACCGCGGCGCTGGTCAACGAAATCCGAGCACTCAAGTTCATGTACCTGCTGGCGAACACGCCGAAGGACAAACGCCGCAGGCTGTCGCAGCCCGAACCTTTCCCGGTTCCCCGCGTGAAGCCGCACAAGGCGAAGAAGTACAAACCCGGCTCGTTCGGAGCCGTCGCGGCCATGCGTATGGCTGCTTCCCGCAATCGGAAGGCCCAGGCAACGGGCAGATAGTGAGGTAGCTCGTGGCTGCAGGGAAAGAGGTCGGCCGCCTAAGTATCAAGGTGACCCCTGACCTCGACGGGTTCTACCGAGAGCTGAAGCAGGCGGTCGAGGCCGCCGAGCGGATGAAGGCCAAGATCCCGGTCGAGCCTGACATGGGCAACTTCCGGCAGGAGGTCCGGGCTGGGATCGCCAACCTCCCCGAGGCCAAGGTTAAGGTCAACGCCGACGTCAGCCAGTTGAGCAAGCTGCGTGCCCGACTCGCCACCTCCGGGGGCGGGTTCGGCGGCGGCGGAGGTGGGGGGCTCGGCGGGTTCGCCGACACCCTGGCGCTGGTCGCTGCCGTAGCTGTTATCGCGGCCCCGGCTCTGGCCCTGATCTCTGGGGCACTGGTCAGCCTTCCCGCGATCGTGGCGTCTGTCGCTACGCCGATCGGCGTTATCGCACTGGGCCTGGACGGCATCAAAAAGGCTGCCGAGCAACTGGCGAAACCGCTAGAGGATCTGAAGACCAACATCAGCGGCGTCTTCGAGGCCCGCCTGACCCCGGTCTTCGGGCAACTCGGGACGCTGTTCCCGATGCTGAACCGCTCTCTGCCCTCGGTCGCCAACGGCATCGCTGACATGGCGCAGGGGTTCACCGATGCGGTGACCTCTCTCCCGGGCATGGTCCGGATCGAGAACACGATCGGCAACATCGGAAAGTTCCTGACGAACCTGAAGCCCGGTGTTGACGGGTTCACCCAGGGGCTGCTAGGCCTCGCGGAAGGCGTCACCAACCGATTCCCTCAGCTCGGGGACTTCATCAGCAACGCAGGCAAGTCGTTCAGCGACTGGGTCAACGAGGTCGCCGGTAACGGGAAGCTCGACTCAGCGATCACCAACTTCGGCAGCACGCTGAAAGAGCTGGGCGGGATCATCGTCGACCTCGCGAAGCAAGGCTTCGAGTGGCTGGCAGACCCGGAGTTCGGCGACAAGATGACGAACTTCGCCAAGAACCTCCGGCAGGTCGTCAACGACATCCTCCCCGACCTGGAGTCGCTGTTCAGCGGGTTTGCCGCGCTGATCGACACGCTGGTCAAGGCCTACGACAAGCTCAAGGGCCGCGGCGAGAACCTCGACGGCCCGGACCGGGTGAAGCCGGAGACCATCGGTCCCGAGTTCGACGGAGTCCGGATTCTCAAGGACAACCCGATCTCGCGCGCGTGGAACGAGTCCAAAGAGAGCTTCCTCGCGATGTCCGAGGTCATCGAGAAGCAGCTCGCCACGGTGTTCACCACGATCGCCGCTCACGCCACGGTCGCCTGGAACAACATCAAGAACACCGCCTCTCAGGCGATCATGGGCATCACCACCGCGTTCTCCCTGCTCCCCGGGTTCTTGTCAGGCACCTGGAACGCGATCACCACGTCGTTCTCGACGGTCTGGCTGCGGATCACCACAGCCGCTCAGGCGGGTGCTCGCTCGGTGCTGACCGCTATCAGCAGCTCTTTTAGTTCTATCGGCTCGATCATCTCCAACGCGTTCTCTGTCGCTGTCAACGCTGTCCGTGACGCGTTCAACCAGATGGTCTCGGCGGCTGTCGAGGGCGCTGCCCGAGTCCTGGCCGAGATCCAGGCGCTGCCCGGGAAGATCGCTGCAGCAGCCGGTAACTTCGGCTCGGCCCTGGTGGCCGCGGGTAAAGCCCTGATGGACGGACTGTTGTCCGGTATCAAGGCCGGCCTGGAGTCGGTGCTCTCGTTCGCATCCGGCATCGCCGCCAAGATCGCTGCGGTCAAGGGACCTCTGCCCAAGGACCGGAAAGAGCTGATCCCCGCCGGCGAAGCGCTGATGGAAGGCCTCGGCACCGGCCTGGAGAACGGGCTGGACCCGGTCCTCGACCGGGCCAAACAGATGGCCAAGCAGATCTTCGAGGCGTTCAAAGAGACGTTCGGCACCGCTCCTGGAGCCGTCGCCTTCAACCTCGGGGGCGGTACAGCCGCTCTGCAGTCCAGCCTCGGTGATGTCCAGACCTCGCTGCAGTCGACTCTCGACACGTCGAAGGAGCTGAACAAGTCGTTCGCCGAACCGATCGCGGGGGCCGCGGACGGCTCCTCGCTGCTCAGCGACGACATGAAGCAGCAGATCAAAGACGTCCAGGATCGGATGGCCCTGCTCGAACTGCAGAGGAAGCAGCTCAAGGTCCAGAAGAACGAGGCCGGGTCTAAAGAGGACAAGGCCGCGATCCAGGAGCAGATCAACGCGCTGCAGGCCGAGAAGGACAAGCTGGCGCTCCAGAAGGACCAGCTCAAGCTTCAGCAGAAGCAGACCGGCGAGCTAGGCGAGCAGAAGACGCTAGCCCAGTTCCTCGGTGAGCAGATCGCGTCGTCGTGGCAGCAGGGCACTGACGCCGTCGCCGGGTTCGCTCGGGCGAACCTCGACCAGGCGATGGGCGACCTCGGCATCGGCGGGGGCGCGATCACCAACGGCCTGAACGCTGCGCTCGACTGGGGCACCCAGGCGCTCGGGAACGTCATGAACATCCAGGTCAACTCGGTTGACGACGCTATCGCGGTGAAGAACAACGAAGTGAACAAGCAAGCGCTCACTTACACACGCCGCTAACTTGAAACGTAACGAGGAGTTACATGGCTTCCAGACTGCTGGACCCCGATACCCTCGTCGAACTCGAAGGTGTCAACGGTGAGTGGTTCGACCTCACCAACGGCACCGAGGGGATCTACCTCGCTACCGAGGTGACGGGTCTGCTCGACCCGCCGGTGAAGGCGACGTACGAGGAGCCGGGGAACTTCCCCGGCGCTCGGTACCTGAACCACCGCGTCCTGCGACGCGACCTGGTGTTCGGCGTCGAGATCCTCAACGACGAGAACGACGAGACCTGGCTGCGCCGGGATTCGGCGTGGCGCAAAGCGTGGTCGTTCAAGCGCGACGCGAAGCTCCACATCACCACCGGAGAGTCCGGGCACCGCTACCTGAAGGTGCGGCTGTTCGAGTCCCCGACGACTGACATGGTCACCGACCCGCGCGGTCGGGAGGTGAACATTACGAAGATGGTCGTCGTCGCGGGCGACCCGTTCTGGTACGAGGACGATGTCGTCTACCCGATCGAGGTCCAAGAGGACACGACGTTCGACCCGAACCCGTTGCCGTGGCCGTGGCCGCAGCCGGAGCTTCCGGTCGAGGACATCGAGATCACGGTCCCGAACGCGAACCCGACGGACAACATCATCTGGCCGAAGTGGACGCTGCCCGGGTCGTCGGAGAAGCCTGCTGATCCGTACATCCCGGGGCTGCCGTGGCTCGGTGCTCCGAAGTCCCCGGCCACGCTGTGGACGGTCCCGGATTACAAGCTCGATCTCGACGAGGACGAGGACCCGTCGCTCGGCACCCGGCGTATCCGGATGCCCGGGCAGATCGGTGGTCTGCGCGTCGAGGAAGTCCAGCAGATCTACATCGACGGCCGCCCGACCGGCGGCACGTTCAAGATCGGGTACGGCGATGAGTGGACCGAGCCGATCGCGTACAACGCGACCCCGAACGAGGTCCGCGCTGCGCTGATCGCGCTGGCGGGTATCTCCGCCAACGACGTCGAGGTGTCTCTCGGCGGGGCGACGAACGAGGTCCAGACGGTTCGCCTCAAGGGCGGCGCTCTGGGCGGCACGTTCACGCTGTCGCTGGGCTCGGAGACCACGGTCGGTATCCCGTTCAACGCCTCCGACGCCGACCTTCAGGGCGCGTTGGTGGGGCTGGATTCGATCGGCTCCGCCGACGTCAGGGTGAAGTCGACGAAGATCAACGAGGTCCAACTGGTCGAGCTGGTCGGGGAACCGACCTCGGGTTCGTTCACGCTGACGCTCGACGGGCAGACCACGGCTCCGATCGCGTACAACGCGACGCCGGCTACGGTGGCGGCCCGGATCGCGGACCTGCCGAACATCGACGGTAACTACGTCAAGGTCGAGGGTCTGAACGAGTGGTTCTACTCGCCGTACCGCATCACGTTCGGCGAAGCCCAGAGTCAGGGCGTCATCACCGACATCATCTCGGGGATCATCGATTTCATCGGCGGCTTGTTCGGCGGTAACGCCTCGGGCAAAGGCGTCGGCGGTATCGACATCGACGAGATGACCGGGGATGTCGGCACGCTCTCGGGAGGTGCTGGGCTCGATGTCCAGGTGACCACCGAGCAGGACGGCGACCGGCTGTACGTCGTGTCGTTCCAGCGTGCTGCTGGCGGTCTGAACCTGCCGCAGCTGGTGGGTAACGCCTCCGGTCTGGAAGGCGACGACCTCTCGATCGAGACCGCTACCAACGTCGACGGCGGTCGCCCGTACGTCGTCCGGTTCACCGACGACCTGCAAGGCGTTGACGTCCCGACCATGACGGTCGATACGGACGATCTGACCGGCGGGTACGAGGTCGGTAGCCGCGTGGTGGTTCTCCGCGAGGGCTACACGTACCCGGCTGAGAACGTCGTCGTCGACTCCGACCCTCGCGAGGAGCAGGTGTCTTCGGAGTCTGGTTCCCCGATCTGGGAGCGGATGAACTCTGTCCGGTTCCTGCACTACATCCCGCCGTACACCGGCGAGGTCACGTTCAAGTTGTCCGTGTCCGGGGCTGTCCCCGGGCAGATTGCCACGCTGCGCCTTCCGCGCGCCTGGTCCCGTCCGTGGGGCCTAGAATAGTCTGAAAGGCCAGGTCAGATGGGTTTTACCCTCCGCCTGTTCGGCATCCCGGTCCTGAGCCTGGAGATCACCGGCGACGGCTCTGCCGAAGAGTACATCAGCCTCACGGGCGGCTCGTTCGAGCTGGCTCCCGAGGAGCCCGAGTACGACGAAGAGTACTACGAGGAAGACCGTAGCGGGTTCGGCTTCGGGGTGAGCTGATGCCAGCTCCCGCCGCAGACATGACAACCCTGGCGGGTCACCAGCAGCTCTGGGACACCGTCATGAAGCGCCGCCAGAAGCGGGAAGACGAGCGGATCGCCCCGCCGTTGATCCGCCTCTGGGACGGCGACTACAAGCTCCGCGGCCAGCTCGTCGGGGAGCGCAGCCACAAGTTCGAGTTCATCGAGAACGAGACCGGCACCGCGTCGATCACGATCTCGCTGGACCACTACCTCGCTAAGTGGATCGCGTCCCACAAAGGCCGCGCCCGCCGCAACGTCCACGTCTCGTTCGACAAGCAGGGTGCCCGGTGGACGGGTCGCATGGACCACTACGACATCGTCCGGACCAAAGAGGGCGACGTCTACATGGAGGTCGTGTTCAAGCACGACTACGAAGAGCTCAAGCACATCTACGTGTGGGCGAACCCGTTCCTGCGGCCCGAGTTCCAGTTCCCGAAGCTGTGGGTGATGTTCGGCCCCGCGAAGTGGGCGCTGCTGCTGACGCTGTTCGTCAACATCCTCCGCCTGGAGACCTCGCTGTGGACGCTGCCGGACAACCCTCTGGACATCTCCGAGTGGTTCCCGTTCTCGCTGAACCCCGGTAACTGGCGCAACATCGTCAAGCCGTTCCCGTTCCTCGCGGACAACTCTCCGCTGACGATCGTGTTCTCCCGGTTCAAGTCGTTCCACGACACCGCGAAGAACGTCCTGGCCGACTCGCAGCTCACCATCGTGTGCCGCCGGTACTTCCACGGCGAGGACCCGCACCCGTTCGCGGAGCTGTCCGGTGAGCTGGGGCTGCCGCTGATCGAGGGTATCGCCTCGCTGATCCCGCTGCGCCACGGCTGCCTGGTCTGGGACATCGTCGACAACTCCGGGTGGGGTTCGGAGACAGCGTTCGGCGGGTCGCTGCTGACCGGTCTGGTCCGCGCGGTGATGAACATCGCGTCGGACGGCATGACCGAGGGCATCGACATCTACACCGGGCTACCCACCTACCCGGGCGAGTACTACACCCCGGGGTTCCTCGGGACGTACCCGAAGGCTCCGCACGTGGTGTTCATGGAGTCCCCGTACACCGGCATCGAGTCGTCGAAGTTCACGTACACCGAAGCTACGGACACGTCGTTCGTGCTCGGCGGGCAGTCGATGCCCGGTGTGAACGAGATCATCTCGGCCGGCATCAACATGGGCGGCGACTTCCTGACGTCGCTGATCAACTCCCAGCTAGCCACGCTCGGCGCGTTCGGTGGCGCGATCGACCTACCGCCGCTCGGCGGCATCATGGACGCGGTCGCCCGTCCGCTGTACGAGAACGTGATCCTCGCGTTCATGGAGATTCCCACGCTCCGCGCAGCAGGCCTGAGCCTGCCTATCGCTGGCCTGGAGGACATCGTCACCGGCCTCGGGGATTTCCACTACAACGAGGGCTGGGTCGACGGCGCTGACAAAGCGTTCACGATCTCCGCGATCATGGCGGCCCGCGCTAAGCAGTGGGCTACCCGGGCGAAGCACTCGCACGAGATCCAGGTGTCCGACGCCGCCCCGTACATCATCGGTGAGCGGGGTCACGGGCATTTCTGGCTCGGTGACCGGGTCGGTACCACGGTCCTCGGCTACCCCGATCCGTACACGATCTTCGTGGAGCGGGTCACCAAGCTCACCTACGAGTGGACGTCCGACGGCCCGAAGGGCTGGACCATCACGATCGGTTACAAAGAGCCCGAGGACCCGATCCTCAAGGCGTTCGAACTGATCCAGTACATCAACTCCAACCTCGGACAGCTCGGCATTCTGTAGCAGCCGAGCTTGATACGTAACGAAGAGAGCCCGCCACATGCACAAACCCCTGACCCAAGAACACGCCGACCCGGACAAGCCGGAGGAAGCCCTCGCCTGGGCTTTCTGGGGACTCCCCCACCCGTCCGGGGGCCACTCGCTGTCTAACCCGGTGATGGCCAAGTACTGGTCGAAGCACTTCACGGAGCTCGGGATTGTGCATGTGGACTCTCTGCGCCGGCTCGCTGACGAGAACGGCAACATCCACGTCAGCAAGCTGCCCCAGCAGACCAAGAAGTTCCAGGCTCCCGCCCGCGGGCCGCGGAGCCACTACAACCCCGCTGCGCAGTGGGTTCCCTCGGATACCCCGGAGCCTCCGAAGTTCCGTGTCCAAGATCCTCGGACGCTCACCCAGCAAGAGCAGCAAGCCCAGCTCGACATCTACAAGCAAATGGGCCTGATTCCTACCGCACCCCTGCCGCAGCATCAGGCTGCGGTCGAATGAGAGGCCCGCTTATGCCAGACCTGGAAGACACCCAGCCTTTGCACGTGTCTGACCTGCCTACCGAAGAGATGGACCTCGCCGAGCTGGACACAGGCGGCTTCGAGATCCCGCACCTGGGCTGGGACTTGGACAAAGACGGTGACATCGAAGGTATCGAGGAGTACGTCCCCGAGCCTGCGGTGCTGCGCGGCGCTGTGGCCGCGGGCCTGGGCTTCGCCGGGTTCGTCCTCGGTAAGACGTTCGACGTCTCGTGGATCGACCAGGCGGTCGCTATCTACGCGGTGGCCGCACCGTTCGTCCTCGGATTCGTGATCCGCCGCCACGTCACCCCTACGAAACGGTGACCGAGGTCCTGGATTGGTTGGCGGTGGCTAGCGGTCCTGCGGGCATCGCGATCGGTATCTACGGCGAGAAGTGGCGCTCCCGGCGACGGGAGCCTGCCGAGATCGAGAAGACCGAGGCGGAGGCCTCGCAGATCTTCGTCGAGACCGCGGTGACTCTGATCGCCCCGCTCAAAGCGGAGATCGCGGACCTGACCGTGCGCGTCAACCAACTCGAAGAAGAGAACTACACGACCAAGACCCGGCTGCAGCTGTCGATCGATTACATCCGCGTCCTGCAGACGTGGATCAGCAAGCACATCCCGGGACGGAAGCCTCCGGCTCCCCCGGCCGAACTGCTGCTCTGAACTTGATATGTAACGGAGGTCTTAGTGGCTGACGACCAGTGGGTGCCTGACGTTCCAGACGGCGCGTTCGTCATCGGCGGCGGCGACTACCGCTACGGCCAGGACATGACCGAGGACATCGCCCGGTCGCTGTTCCAGGTCCCGGACTTCAACCCGGCCAACGCGCTGCTGGTGCTGCCGCAGCTGCTGCTGCGCCTGCCGCTGGAAGCGCTGCAGAAGTTCAAAGACTTCATCCCGAACGTGCTGGAAGGCGCGTTCAACACCGTAGCCGGCGCGGTCGACGCCATCATGGGCGCGATCCGCGAGACGCCGCGGGTGCTGGAGCAGATCCTCTCGTACCTGCCGCAAGAGCTGCGCGACGAACTAGAGCACGCCGCTGCGCGTATCGGCGCGGTGATCGACGCTATCGTCCAGGCGCTCACCGGCACCTTGAACATCGGGCACACGATCGAAGACCTGATCTTCTCGCTGACCAACATCCGCCCCGGCGCGATCGGAGGTGTGCTCGGTGGCGGGTCGATCGAAGAGACCATCAAGCGCATCGTCGATGCGATCGTCTCGGGCATCGTCGGGGTCACCGGCATCGGTGCGGGGATCTCGGATCTCCAGTCGCTGATCGAGCAGATCTCCTCGGCGGCTGCCCGCGGCGGGTTCGCCTGGGACATCCTCGGTATCCAGAACAACAAGAAGCCGAAGTCCGGGCTGTACAAGTCCGAGCGCGGCAACTTCGACCTGGACACCCTGAACTCCACGGTCTCGGTCGCCCCCGGAACCTCGATCATCGCGTTCGATGTCATCGAGCAGTCGATGCCTATCGGCCTGATCACCTGGATCGGCTGGGGCACCTCGGGCATCACCGACTTTTACATCAACGTCTACCGCTGCGTCGACGACCGCTCCGACCCGGAGCTAGGCGAGCTGATCCATCAGTCCGAGAACATCGCGGGTCTGCTGGCGGGCTCCGCGTCCCCCGGCGCGAACATGGCGTACGAACTCACTACCCCGATCGCGGCTGTAGCCGGCGACCTGCTGGCGTACGAGTTCATCGCCGTCGGCGGCACGCACACGATGCGCGGCCGGGACTTCAACCTCCCGGACAACGACGGCGCTCCGATCGGCAACGTCGGGGCCACCCGCTCGCTGTCGACGCCTTCTCTTCCTCCGGCCACCCTGGACAAAGCCGACGTCACCTGGACCGACAACGTCCCCCGCGTCGGTATCGCGGTGGACACCGGCACCGGCTCGGATCACCACGACCCGCAGGTCGAGTTCTTCGAGAAGCCTGTAGCTATCCCGGTCCCGGCGTGGTGCGACCGCATCGACGCGATCGTCACCGGTAAGGGCGGCAAGGCCGCCGACGGGTTCCTCGGGTTCTACGGCAACCCCGGTCAGCCTGGCGGCGTCAACACCGTCACCTGGACCCGTGGTGAGCACTTCTCCGGCACCACCACGATCTTGGAGTGGGACGGCGCTGAGCTGTCGATCCCCGGGTTCGAGGTGTCCGCTGCCAACGGCTCTAACGGCTCCGGTCAGCGCCCTGTGGCGCTCGGCAAGCCGGTCGGTAAGGGCATCGAGGAAGTCGAATACAACGGCCTGAAGCTGGCCGCTGGCGGCGATCAGCACGCGTACGGCGGCGCTGGTACCAAGCCTGGCGGCGGCGGTAACGGCGGTCACTGGCTCGGTATCTACACCCAAGGCGGTCCCGGTGGACCCGCGTGCGCGGCTGTCCAGTTCCGCAAGGGCGCTCTGCCCGGTGAGGTCGTGGGCGACGGCGAAGGCGACGTTACGCCTCCGAACGTCTCTGCGCTGCACGTCGACGTGTCTGCGACGTCCACCTCGATCACTATCACACCCTCGGGAGCTGTCGACGATGCCTAGCGGACTTCGCGGTTACAACGTCTACCGCAACGGCGTTCGACAGAACACCTCCCCGGTTACGGAGCTCGGGTCGGTGACTATCACCGGCCTGTCTCCGGACACCGACTACTCCGACCAGATCACGATCACCGCTATCGACATGGCGGGTAACGAGTCGCTGCCCAAGACGCTGGCTGAGCTGGAGGCGGAAGCTGTCACCGACGCTTTGTCTCCGGCTGACCCGCTGGACCCGGTGGTCCGGGCGCAGATCGATGCGCTGGTAGCGGCGAAGATCAAGCCAACGTCGGGCAAGGTAGCCGACGGCGCGATCATCGGGGTCGAGACCCCGACCGGGTCGTACTACAAAGCGTACGGCGGGGACCGCACCTCGAGCACTCCGCTAACGCTGGAGAAGAACTTCCGGTACGGCTCGTGCTCGAAGATGTTCACTCACACCCTGATCCTCAAAGCGATCGATGACGGGCTGCTGGACTGGGACGACACGATCAGCGAGTTCGTCACCGGCGTCCCGAACGGTGACCAGATCACGATCCGGCAGCTGCTGCTGTTCCAGGACGGGCTCAAAGACTGGATGACAGACCCCGCGGTCCAGCAGACGTACTTCCTCAGCCCGACCAACTCGTTCGACCCGCTGAACTACATCCGTAACTCGGTGGTGAACTTCGCGCCGGGTCAGGGCTCGTCGTACTCGAACGCGGCCTCGTGGCTGCTGGGCAAGGTCCTGGAGTCCGTCTACAACGACGGCCGGACGGTCGATCAGATCGTCGTGCAAGAGTGGCAGTCCGAGGTCGATATGCCGTCGCTGCACTGGCCGACGACGAACTACATGAACCCGCCGTATGTCCGGGGCTGGACCCCGAACCTGGCGCTGCCGCAGATCCAAGCGATCCTCGGGCCGTTCGCGTTCCTCGCGGCGTTCCTCGGCTACCCGACGTCCCAGGACCTGGAGTTCACCGCGGTCTCGACCTCGTGGTCGGGGGCTGCCGGTTCTCTCGCCGGGAACATAGAGGACTTCGTTCGGTTCGGTAAAGCGCTGTACGACGGGACGTTTTTGTCCGAGGAGATGCAGCAGCTCCGCGAAGAGATCTTCACGACGTACGTCGAGTACGAGCCTGCGGGACCTCATCAGGGTCCGGGCTGGATGGGGTTCGGTCTGAACTCGATCTGCTGGGGAGCGTGGCAGGGTTGGGTCGGCAACCTCGGCGGCTACATCGCGGTCATCTTCTACAACTCCGAAGACGGATCGGTCATCGCGGTGACTCTGAACAACTTCTCGGCCCACGTCGATGCGGTCGATCTGTTCTACCAGATCGCTTACCTGCTGAACCCCGAGTCCACCGGTCACCGGGACTGGATCTTCCGTCCTGATCCTGCTGAGGACGAGGACGAGGTCCGTGACCCGACGCTGTACCTGACGGTCGAGTCCACCGGTGACAACCAGATCCCGGCTGACGTGCCGTTCGAGATCTAAGGAGACAAGAGATTTCTGCTCGTTACAACAGCTGCCGTGCTGCGGCAGCCAGAGGCGATATCGACTGGCTGAACGACGACATCCGGGCGTTGATGATCGACGCCGACGACTACACCGTGAACCTGACGTCGCATACGACGCTGGCGAACATCCCGTCCGGGGCGATCATCGCTGTCTCGGAGAGCCTGACCGGTAAGTCGGTGACTTCCGCCGGCTGGGTGAAGGCTGACCCGACGGTGTTCCCCGAAGTTACGGGTGACACGGGTGAGGCGGTCATCGTCTACAAGCACACCGGTACTTCGTCTACGTCGACGCTGCTGTCGTATCACGACTCCCCTACTTACCAATTCGTCATCCCGAACGGGTCGGACATCCGTGTGATCTGGCCGACCGACGGGTTTATCCGCTTCTAAGGAGCACGCATGGCACTTCCCGAGAACTGGGCAGACGGTGTTGGTCAGCAGGTTGATGCGGCGTTTCTGAACCAGCTGGGTTCGGAGCACAACGCGATGCAAGACGCGCTCGACGGTAAGTCGATCCTGGTGATCTCCCAGGAGGACTACGACGAGCTGGGGTCTCCGGACCCTGACACGATCTACGTGGTCATCGAATGAGTCTGAAGGTCGGTGGCCTCGACGTTGTCGGTGTGTTCGTCGGGGATGCTGCGGCGAAGGTCTACGTCGGCGCGATGAAGATCTGGCCTCCGGTTCCGGACTTCACCCCGTTCAGCATTTCCAGCGAAGACCCCGGCTACGAGGATCTGATCGACGAGCAGGTGCCCGAGGGCGCTTCGGGCTGCTGGGTGACCCTCGTTGGTGGCGGAGGCGGGGGCGGTGCGGGCTACCAGAGTTTCGATGATACCTACCGCCGCGGCGGCGGCGGCGGAGCGGGTGGGGCAAAGATTCCCCGCGTGTGGGTACCCCGCGAGGCTATGGGCTCCTCCTACAGCGTCGTCTTAGGACTCGGCGGGGCGTATACCGGTGGAGGCTCGACAGGATTTGGCGGCACCGACGGGGGATCGTCCTCGTTCTTGTCCGGATCTGTGTCGCTGATCGCAGGAGGAGGGGCGCGCGGCGCGATCGCGCTGTCCGGTAGCAGTACGCAGGTGTCCGGGGGCGCTGGAAGCCTGACGAGCGTCGCCTCCGGGGTTGCCGGGGCCGTCGTTATCCCCGGCGCGCCCGGGGGTAAGGGGGCCGCGTCGTCAGGCTCTGCGGAAGATGGCGGAGATAACCCGAGCGGTGCAGGTGCGGGCGGCGGAGGAGGCGGCCGGGTTTCGGACTCTAATAGCCAGACTCCCGGGGGCAGAGGAGGTAACTCCGCGGTCGGTACCGGAGGGGAGCGGGGCGGTGCCGGGGCCAACGGGTCCAGCGCCGCCGACCAAACCGGCGGTAACCCAGGCGCTGGAGGAGGCGGTGGCGGTGGCAACAACAGCGGGTCCACAACCACCGGTCACGGCGGTAACGGAGGTAAATACGGCGGAGGCGGTGGCGGAAGTGGCGGTCATAGGACTAATGCTCGTCGCTACGGCGGAGCGGGCGGTGACGGATACGTCCTGATCGAGTGGGAATGACTCGCGCTTGACACGTAATCCGGTTACGAGTAAAGTCGCCTGCAAGAGAACGACCGGCGGGGCTAAGGCCTGAGAAACCAACCCCGTCGGTCGCACACCCACCATCAGGAAGGCACTGTTATGTTACGCACTATCGCTGCCGCGGGCATCCTCGCGGCTGGTCTCGGGCTCGGTATCGCACCGATCGCCCAGGCTGCTCCGGCTCACTGCTCGAACCACGGCTTCGGTCACGGTCAGATCTACAAGCACGCCTGCGCTACCGGCTCCGGCGGTGCAGGAGCTGACTGGACCTACGCCAAGCACGCCGACGGCTCGTACAAGATGGACGGCACCAAGCACGTCTACAAGTGCCAGCGCCACTGCGGCGGAGGCCGCGGCAAGACCGAGACCACCGATCCGTGGTGATCTAACCCCGCATACCAAGAAACCCCCTACCTAGCCTTCGCGGGCCGGGTAGGGGGCTTTTCTTGTTTTCAGTGGGTATGGCCGTGATGACCTGTGTCTTCGTGGTTTGTCTGGTCAACCACCGCGGTCTCAGTGGTGTACGGTACAAACCCATGAGAGCCCTGGTAGTGATCCGACTGTCCCGCGTCACCGATGCTACGACTTCACCGGAGCGCCAGCTGGAGTCTTGCCAGCAGCTCTGCGCCCAGCGCGGGTGGGACGTCGTCGGGGTAGCGGAGGATCTGGACGTCTCCGGAGCGGTCGATCCGTTCGACCGGAGGCGCAGACCGAACCTGGCCCGGTGGCTAGCGTTCGAGGAGCAACCGTTCGACGTGATCGTGGCGTACCGGGTAGACCGGCTGACCCGATCAATCCGGCATCTGCAGCAGCTGGTCCACTGGGCCGAGGACCACAAGAAGCTGGTCGTCTCCGCGACCGAAGCGCACTTCGACACGACAACGCCGTTCGCGGCGGTCGTCATCGCGCTTATGGGAACGGTGGCGCAGATGGAATTAGAAGCGATCAAAGAGCGGAACCGATCGGCGGCGCATTTCAATATCCGCGCCGGGAAATACCGAGGCTCCCTGCCGCCGTGGGGTTACCTGCCTACGCGCGTGGACGGGGAGTGGCGGCTGGTGCCGGACCCGGTGCAGCGAGAGCGCATCCTCGAGGTGTATCACCGCGTCGTCGACAACCACGAGCCGCTGCACCTGGTGGCCCACGACCTGAACCGGCGTGGTGTCCTGTCGCCTAAGGACTACTTCGCGAAGCTGCAAGGCCGGGAGCCGCGGGGCCGGGAGTGGTCGGCTACCGCGCTGAAGCGCTCGCTGATCTCCGAGGCGATGCTCGGGTACGCGACTCTGAACGGTAAGACCGTCCGAGACGACGACGGAGCTCCGCTGGTGCGGGCTGAGCCGATCCTGACCCGTGAGCAGCTGGAGGCGCTGCGCGCCGAGCTCGTGAAGACCGACCGGGCGAAGCCATCGGTGTCGACTCCGTCGATGTTGCTGCGGGTGTTGTTCTGCGCGGTGTGCGGGGAGCCCGCGTACAAGTTCACCGGGGGCGGTAGGAAGAACGCTCGATACCGCTGCCGGTCGTGGGGCTGGGCGCAGCGGTGCGGCAACGGCACGGTCGCGATGGCGGAGTGGGACTCGTTCTGCGAGGAGCAGGTGCTGGATCTGCTCGGGGACTCGGAGCGCCTGGAGAAAGTCTGGGTAGCCGGCTCGGACTCCGCGGTCGAACTCGCGGAGGTGAACGCGGAGCTGGTGGACCTGACGTCGCTGATCGGCTCCCCGGCCTACCGGGCCGGGTCTCCGCAGCGCGAAGCGCTGGATGCTCGTATTGCGGCGCTGGCCGCGCGGCAGGAGGAGCTGGAGGGTCTAGAGGCTCGCCCGTCGGGTTGGGAGTGGCGCGAGACTGGGCAGCGGTTCGGGGACTGGTGGCGGGAGCAGGACACCGCGGGTAAGAACACCTGGCTTCGGTCGATGAACGTTCGGCTGACGTTCGACGTCCGCGGCGGGCTGACTCGCACGATCGACTTCGGGGATCTGCAGGAGTACGAGCAGCACCTCAGGCTCGGCAGCGTGGTCGAACGACTACACGCCGGGATGTCGTAGAGCGGCTACCCGAGAACGCAGAAAAGCCCCCTACGCGCCGTGTAAGGGCACGCAGAGGGCTCTCTGGTAGTCTCTATTCAGTTGTGGGGTTGCGTCCGTCAGCGTGGACGCTAGAGGGGTTTACGGGTCCTCGTGGACCCGTACGTACGGCTGCAGAGGCTTGTCACGGTAGGCGTGGTAGCGCTCTTTCTCGTCGGTCGAGATCTCCTTGAGCTGATCCAGCTCTCGTACCGCCTCCCACACGGCCTCGACCGGGGCGTTGTACGGCAGCGTTCGGTCTCCGATCCTTATCGTCCCGGCAGAGGGACTTTCGTTAACTGAGATCGTCGGGTTCATCGGCTTGCCGGGACGAGTCTGCGTCGAGATGATCTTCAGCAGATCCACCGCCTCGGTAAGGCGGTCGGTGATCATGGCCAGTTGCTCGACGGTGATGTCTTTCTTCTTCTTGCTCATGGTCTCCTCGTTTGCCTGATGAAGTCGGCCCGTGCCGACTCATAGTCCGGGTGGAACGTGATGACGCCGTAGAACGATCCGACCGACGGGAACACGATCCACTCCTGGGTGTGTGGACTCTTGCGGATCAGCCACTTCCTGGCGTCGTTACCCCAGAGCTCCCTCACCGGAACCACCCCCGCATGATCTGGATCAGGTGCTCCAGCCGAACCTCGTGGTCGAGCATCCGGATCAGCACCAGTTCACGCACCCGCTTCATTCCGCGGTCCTGAAGCTGGTAGCTACACGCGGGTAGATGCGCTGCACCCATCCCGATGGGAGGCTGTCGTCGCGACGGAAGAAGCCCTTCCGGTTCACCGACCAGTAGACCGTCCCGCCGGGTAGCTCCTGGCTGAATCGGACGTCCGGCAGACGGTGGCGTCCCGATACGGATTCCCGCACGTGGGTCAGGCCCAGCCGCCGAGCGAGGCGCTTCTGAACCCAGAGTTCACCGCCCAGCTCGACGACGTACTCGTGCTTGCTCATTCCGCCCCCTCGTAACGGTCCAGCTCGCTCTTGAGCCCTTGGATCTCAAGCTCCAGGTCGAAGACCCGGCCCATCAGGTTGTCGCGCTCCAGCTCCAGCCGAGCCGCGTCGTCGATCGCCTCCATCGACCTGCGCACCATGTCCGCGAGAGCTCCGTGGATCGAGGCGACGAAGTCGGCGTCAGCCTCGCTACGTAACCGACCGACCCACACCCGGCTTTCGTCCTGGCCGACGGCGAAAACCTCAAACACACCGAGGTCGTCGTCTTCCTCGACCGCCCAGAAGCGGTCCTCGGCCCCGGTGGTCTGCGAGAACACCTGATAAATGCGGTCGCAAAACTCTTGAAACTCCATGTTGTTCCTTCCGTTACGAATCAAGTTAGAAGCCGCGAGAACGGAGCTCGGCGTCGTGCTGAGCCATCGTCTCTGCATCCATGTATCCGCTGCCCCAGGACTTACCTGTGACCTCGGGATCGGTATTCACCAGCACCGGGCCGATGCGCTGCTCCATGATCTGACCCACCTCCTTGACTGCCGCCTCGGCGTCGGCCTCCGGGAGGGACAGCAGCACCTCGTCATGGACGACGAGCCGCATGTTCGGGGTGAAGCCCGCCTCGTGCAGGCGCAGTACAGCCGCGCCAGTAACGTCACGTGACGAGCTCTGGATCAGATAGTTGAGCGCCGAGTAGGCACGGTCTGGGTCGACCGGAAGGCGACGCCCCGTGGGCGTCGTGATGAAGCCCGCCGAGCCGGCCTCCTGCTGCATCCGCTTGTTGAGCGTGTCGACGCCCGGGTAGGTGGTCGCGAAGACCTCCAGGACCTTCTTGGCCTCGGGGAAGGTGATACCTGCGTTGGTGGCGAGCTTGCCCGCCCCTCCCCCGTAGCACACAAGAAAATTGGCCATCTTGCCGATTTTCCGATCCACGCCTGCAGCATCCGCGGTCACCTGATGCAGGTCGGACTCCTCCTCAAAAGCCCGGAGCATCGTTTGATCGCCGGACAACGCGGCCAGAACACGGAGCTCCTGAGCGCGGTAGTCCACCGACGCGATGATCTGCCCCGGGTCCGCCAGGAAGCAGCGGCGGACCATCCAATCTCCCGACGGCAGATTCTGAGCCGACGGGTTAGACGTACTCATGCGTCCTGTACGCGCCTGTAGCGGGTTGATCCCCGGGTGGACCCGGTCGTTGGCGTCCCGCCGCTCGATGAAGTTGCGGACCCAGGTCTTCTCCCAGGAACCCCACTTCTTCGCCTCGATCGCAGCCTTCGCCAGCGCGTTGCCCTCCTCAGCCAGAGCTTCCAGCAGCTCGGCGTTCACCTGGCGCTTACCCGTGGCCGTGCGGCCTTTGATCTTCACGCCCGTGCGCTCCAGGCCGTCAGCCAGCTTCTCGGTGGAGTTCACCGAGTCGACCCCGTACGCGTACCGAGCCACCGCGGTGTAGTGCTCGGACTTCCGCAGCATGTCCGCTGACAGCTTCTCCGAGTAGTCGACGTCCAGCAGGAACCCGGTGCGTTCGACGTACGACATCACCTCGGCGAGCTTGTGCTCGTACGGGATCAGTTTGTGCGACGACTCCGGCACCAGCGGGGCCACCTTGCCCAGCAGCCGGGACACCAGGATCGTGTCCATGCCGGCGTACAGCTCGTAATCCGGGTCGTTCAGGTCGACCAGAGCCCAGATCTTGTCTTTGGTGGTCTTGTGCTTCTTGGCCAGGCGAGCCATCGAGGCTTTGACCTCTTCGGCGGTCACCGGGTCGATGTAGAACTTCGTCAGCTCTTCCAACTTGTGACCGGTCCCACCTTCTTTGTAGGCCCGGGGATCTACCAGGTGCGAGTAGATCTTGGTGTCCTCGACCTTCGGCCACATCTGCTCCATCGGCACACCGAGCGTCCGCTCGATCACCTGGAGGTCGAACGCGGCGTTGTGGATGACGAACCGCTGGACCTTCTGGAGGGCGGTGACGGCGGCCCCTACGAACACACCGCCCCGCTCCACCGGCAGGACCCACGACTCCCACGGGTTACCGAACTGGATCAGCCGGATACCGAAGTCCGGCTTGTAGATCCCCAGATCCGTGGTCTCGGTATCGAGACCGAGAATCCGGAGGTTGGAGCGGATGAAGCTCTCGAACCCGTCGAGATCATCCTCGTGCTCTACGACGTTGACCAGAACTGTCTCGTCCTTGATCTGGTAGCGGTGTTGCTTCACCCGCTCCTCCCTTCGTTACGAATCAAGCTGGAGACGTTAGAGCCCCAGCTCCCTGCGGATCTGACCCTCCGGGGTTTCTTCCTTGACCATCACCCGGCCGTAGTAGGCGATGTTGTTCTTGATCGGGAAGACCCGGTACTCCCCTTCCCCGAAGTCGACTGCCAGCTCGTCACCGCTGATGCGGTACTCGCAGTCGTCCGGGAACGTCCAGAACAGCCCGTTCTGAAGCATGACCATGAACTTCGGAACCTTGATTTCCTCGCTCAATTACACCCTCCTAGGTGGTTACGAGTCAAGTTAGTTTGCGTAGAAAAACTTGGCGTCGCGACCGTCATCCTTGGTCGGAGGCATCCACGCGTGCCAGACCTTGCCGGTCTTCTTCGACACACCGGTCTTGTAGACGAAGTCGTCGTACGGCTTCGGCGGAGCCCACTCCGGGGCTTCCTGCGCACCCTGCGGAGCCTGTCGCTGGTACCCGCCACCCGAGGGCTGCGCGGGCGGATCGGCTGCGAACGTCGCGGCGACCTTCTTCACCTTGTCCATGTAGTCCTTGAACTTCGCGTCCAGAAGAGCGTCGGACTCTTCGACCGACGAAGCGTGGATCACGATCCACGGCGCGTCGAAGTCCCGACCACCCTTCAGGGTGGTGACGATCTTGCCCTCGCCAGGAGCCACGTTGCTGCTGTTGTTGACCACGGTGGTCGCAGGAGCGGTGGTGGCGACAGGCTGCTCGGGACCGTTGTCGTTCGAGGCCCAGGGATCGGTGGTGACAGTCATTCGGTTTCCTTCCGGTTGTAGCCGCGGGTCCATTCGGCACCCACGAACATCTCTTTGTCCTCGTCTGACCAATTAGCCAGGAGGGCTGGTTTCTGGTTGGGGTAGAGCTCAGGCGTCACCCACGCTCGGTACATGTCGACGCCGGACATACCGCTGAACTGGCCGTCGAAGATGTTCACGCGGCAGCCCCTGACCCTGCGCAAGACGGGATCAGGTGATCCCTGAACCGTCCCGAGCTGATCGGCACTATGTGGTGGCACACCGGGCACGCCCGGTGATGCTTCGGAGCACTGGAGGTCACCTGCTCGGCGGTAGCCAGGTCGAACAGCTCCCGGTACGTCAGACCGTCCTCGCCGGCTGACTTCCACCCGTCGTCAGCGAGACGAGTAGCCATCTCCCCGACAGGGTCACCCGGGCCGTTGTGCGACCGGATCGAGTCCGGGAACACCTTGGACCGCGAGCCGGGGCCGTCGTGGTCATCGGTCTGCTTGATGACCTTGTGGACCTCTTCGAGCACCGCGCGGTGAGCATTCTTCAGCCGGTCCTTGGCGGCCTGGTCCCGCAGAACCACCCCGTCGATGTACCTGACCTTGAGCGCTTCCGCGTACGGCGGGTGGCGATCCACGAGCTGGGATACAGCCTGAGGGATCACCTCCATCAGGTACACGTTGTCCGACCGGCCTTTGAGAGCGTCTTTGATCGACTCCGACGAGTAGTCCCAGTCACCCCGGGCTAGGTCGTCCGCGAACGCGGACTCGCTCAGGATCTGATACGCGTGACGGCGTAGGAACGAGATAGCCTCGCCCTCCGACGGCTGCGTAGCCGCGGTCATCCGCGACGACTTCTCCAGAACAGCGACCCACAGGTCCCCGGTCAGGTCTTCCAGCTGATCGGCTGTCAGAGACCACTCCACCCCTGCGGACTTCGCACCTCGTCTGAGGCGCTTGTCCAGGAGAGAGTCATCCATTCACCGGCTCCAGACTGCGCTTGGCGTAGGTCTCCTCGACCAGAACCTCGATCAGCTCGGTCCGGGGAATCTCCCGGGACCGGGCTTCGAAGTGCAGGTACGGCAGAACGTTCCCGTTACGTGTCAAGGCCACGGCGTCAGACTTCCCAGACCTGGCCGTCAACGGTGAACTTGCCTCCCAGGATCGGGACGATCTCAGCCTTGACATGCTTGCCGTCGACCGTGAGCATCCCGAAGCCCATCTGCCAGTTCCCAGCTCCGCCCTTTAGATAGTTGGCCTTCTTCATGTCCATCAGGTGCCCGACTTCCATGCCGGTGACGGTCTTGCGCACCGAGCCGCCGTACCCGAACGAGTGCGAGACGACGGCCTGCCGGTGCGTGTGGCCGCAGACCACGGACTTGCCGAACTTCTTGGCACCGTTGAGCGCTGTCGATCCGGCGATCTGGGATAGCGTCATCTTGCCCATGTGCCCGTGAGTGGAGATCCAGCCCGGAGCGATGTCGTAGAAGTCAGGCAGCAGCTCCACACCGAACCCGTCGAAGTCGAGCAGCACGTCGATGTCGAAAGCGTGTGTACCCTCCAGGGCCGGTGCGTTCTTGGAGAGATAGTCCCTGGCCCGGGAGTTTCCGGTCAGGTGGATCTTGCCGCCGTCTTCGATGAAGAAGCGTCCGTTAGGGACTCGGAGGCACCAGACCTCTCCCTCGTACGCGACCTCCTCGACGGTGTTCTTGTACAGTCCCGACAATGCGCGGTTGCTGATGTTCAGACGCCAGTGACCTGGCCGGTACTCGGTGGTCGACGCCCGTAGCCCGTTGGCAGCAGCCAGCATCTGCAGCTGCTCCCGCATACGGTCCTTGCACACGTACAGCACGTAGGAATCCCCTGCGCTGGTCGTGTCTGTACCGTCGGTGAACCGGTACTCCTCCAGGAACAGCCGGGCCTGCCGCTGTGACAGAGACAGTGTCCAGGTCGGGAGCTCGCTACGACCTCGGTCGAGCAGATCATCCAACTCTTGAACCTTGCCCAGGCTGAACTCGTACTGGGTCTTCGGAGGAGCCTTCAGCACCTTGCCGTCGATCTCGGTGATGCCTCGGTTACGTGCCCGTTCCCGGTATTCGATGCCTGCGTCGGCCAGCAGCTTCCGGACCTGCTCCGCCTTCTCGCCTGACTGGTAGAACGTCCAGCGCCCATCGGGCGAGCGATGCGAATCCGTGAGCCCCCAGACCGCGAGTCGGATCTCGGTGTCGGTGAGCGGGTAGTCCTCGTTCGACCCCTCGCCGGCGGTGTAGACCCACATCTTGTTTCCAGGCAGCGACGTCGGGGTGTGCTCGACCCACTTCGTCTTCTCCCGGTTCAGGCCCACCACTCGGTGGTTCGCTGTGATGGTCGCGTTGATCTCTCGGCCTCCGAGGGAGTACAGCGTGCCCGAGAACGGGAACCGGACAACCTCGTCGATCTGCTGCCAGATCGTGCGTCCTTGGTCGTCCACCGACATAACCTCGTCGTCGGTCGTCAGGTCGTCGACGTGGACGAACCCTCGTCGGGTGACGGCCCGGGCGTTTGTCCAGGAGCAGTCGTGGTTCCCTTCATGAGCCCCGATCCACCCGTCGTAAACCTTGCGGAGAGGTTCCAGGAGGTGCTTCTTGGCGTAGTCCGCGTCGCGGTACACCGAACCCTCGAACTCGCCCTTTGTGCCTTTGTTCCATCGCGAGGGCTGGGGCAGATCCAGGATGTCACCGATATGTACCACGCCGTACGGCTGGACATCCCCGATGAAGCGGATGACCGCTTGCATCTCTTTGCGCGCCTCGTAAGGCAACTGAGTATCGGGTAGAAAGACGATACGCTGAGTCATTTGGTTCCCTTCTCTGCGAGGAGGGTTAGCTCCGCGCGTACTGATCGGTAGACGTCGTCCAGCGCGTTGATCGCGTTGGTGACAGATGTGTAGGTGACGGTGTCGAGGTCGATGTGTAAGGACATGCCGCTCTGAGGGGTTTCGAACTCGCGGTAGATCTCGTGGTAGTCGCTCACTCGACGACCTCGTCCAGGTCGATGACCATGTCGTTCAGCGAGTCGATCCAGGTCAGCGAGCCCGAGTCCTCGTTACGAATCAAGTCGTCGGGCAGCGGAAGATCGAACAGGGCGAGCTGACCGTCCTCCTCTACCGGCTCCTCGTAGATCCGCTCGGCGCAGCCGGCGTAACCCGCGATGTCGGTGTAAGAGTCCCGGTGGTACCCCGTACCCTTCACCCGGGCCACCTTGACCAGGATCATCAGGTTCGCGACGTCCAGGTCAGTGATCGGACGCTCCAGGTACGCGGAGAACAACGCGGAGATGTCGGCGAAGTTCTCCCGGGGGTGCCCGTAGTTTTTGTTTCGAGGTCCGTGGATCAACCGCTGAGCCTCTTCGAGGATGGATTCGGTCATGCGATCACCTCGGTGAAGGGCGCGTATCGGTCGAGCTCTCCGCCAACCCATCTGGTCCCGTCCCGATCAGTCACAGCGATACCGCCTGGTACGTCCTCGAACTTCTCCCACACCCGCGGCTCTTTGGCAGGGGACAGGCTTCCGGCTGCGATGTACTGCTCGTTTCCGTCTTTGAGAGACCGGACGAGTACGTCCCCGATCTCTAATCCCTGCTCAACTACCTCAACGAGTTCTCCGCGGGTCAAGAAAACGTGACCGTAGTCCCTGTCTTCCTCGTCGTGTGTGAACCGGAGAGGCCCGGTTACAACGGCTTTGTCACCGATCTTCATATCCCTACCTTGTCTTTCAGTGCTTGTACTCCCTGGCTGAGCACCAGGTCGTTGACATCCGAGCCATCGGGCATCGGGATGATCTTGGCGTTGGGCAGAACACCCGCCACCGTCTCAGCGAACTGCATACCCGCATCGTCACCGTCCGCGAGTATCAACACCTCCCGATACCCGAGGAACGGTTCGCGGAAGTGCTCTTTCCACGCCTGCGCACCGGGAACCCCGACCGTGGGGAACCCCGCGACAGACGCTGTCAACGCATCGATCTCGCCCTCCGCGATCCCGACGCGCTGATCCGGTTGCAGTAACGCCAGCGTGTTGTACAGCCGCCCGGTGTCGCCCGGGACGGTCAGGTACTTCGGTTTACCCTCGGCGGCGTCTAGGCGACGAAACCTCAGCGAGACCACCTGCCACCGCTCGTCCGGAGCCCATCGCAGGTAAGGGATAGCGAGCATCCCTTTGTACATCTCGTGACCCGGTAGAGGTTCCTCCACGTACCCGAGGCGAAACTGCGTCACCGCCTCTGCGATAGCCGGCGCGGTCAGCCCGCGGGTTGCCAGATACTCCTCGGCCACGGACCCAGCCAGTGCTTTGTGATAACGCTGCGACGCCTGAAGGAGATAGCTCTTGTGCTCTTTCGACTGCTGTTTGATAGTTCACCTCCTCGTAAGTCATCAACAACGTGATCGCGTTGCCCCGCGCCGAACAAGCGAGGCAGTTGAAAGCGTTCAGCTGGTACGACACCGCGGCAGACGGCCGCGACTCCTCGTGGTGCCAGCAGAGGCAGGGAATCCACACCCGGCCCGTGTCCTCGGGCGGTACCCAGTCAGGGGCCAGCCGCTCGATGACCTTCGCGATCAGCGTTTGTGAAGGTTCCACCGGACGACCTCGTACACTTCGATGCCCTCGTGGTACGGGAACTGCTGCTTGAGCGCGTCGTCTAGGAACTCGTAGACGTCCTCGGTGTCGGTGGTCGGATCGACCTTGACGAACGCCTCGATCTTCATCCAGCTCACTTACCCCACCTCCGAGCTGTGCGGTCCACGGAGTGCTCTGAGACGTTCCGGGCCAGCGCGTACTTACGCGGGTCCAGCAGAGCCCCCAGCAGCTGCTGACGGAGCAGGTTCGGGCGTGCAGTCGGTTTCATCGTTTCTTCCTTCCTTGGTTACGATTCAAGTTGTCGAGCGAGAAATTCGATGCTCAATAAGCGGGATGTAGTCAGCTTCGTTTTCGATGGCGATGCAGTCGAAACCTTCGAGAAGACACGCCTCCACCGTGGTTCCCGACCCGGCGAAAGGATCAAGGATCACCCCACCGGGAGGGCACACGAGCCGAGCGAGCCAGCGCATCAGGGTCAAGGGCTTCACGGTGCTGTGCGCGACCTTGGTGCCGTCTTCGTTGACGTAGCTGGGGCGCTCCTTGGTGGGAGCCTTGGCCTGATACTTGAAGACCGGAAAGAACCGAGACGCGCCACCGGAGTCGTCGTGTCCCATCCGGTCGGGGTCATTTCCGGCGTACGCCCCGAATATCCCAGCGTCCTTGGGCGCGTTGCGTTTGCCCGCGCGGCTGGTGCTGATACCGCTCTGCGCGTCGAGCTCGGCGGCCTGCGCGTCATCGAGAACAACGTTCGTGGGCCAGCGTCCTTGAGCCGTGCCGATGCGGCAGGCGTCGATGTTCAGCGCCCCCGTACCGTGCTCCAGCACGTTCGCCGCCACCGTGCCCACGAGAGGCTTACGCGCGACCACGATGGGCTCAAACGATGGTTTCAGCGCCGTGCCGAGTGGCTCTAGAGAGGCTAGCCAGTCGGCATCGGGAAGTCCGCACCAAGAGCAGACTTTCGCATCCGCTTTTGGCCATCCACTCTCACTGTCAGAAATGACCCGTCGAGGCTCACTTCGACCTGGACCGACTCCAATGCCGCGTTGGTCAGGCTGCCCATCTCGGGGGTCCAAGCAATCGCATCGTGCAGACCCATAGCGTTCCTCTAGTGTTTTTATAGTTTGCTTATAGATACTGGCGGATTTCGGGAACCCGCTGCCGTTGATCCAGGCGATGGAGTCACGAATCTCGAAGCCCGCGTCCTCGATGGCCACGGTCAGCCGGTGCCAGGTGCGGGAGCCACCGAAGGCGAGCAGGTGCCCACCGGGCTTGAGGACCCGCAGGCATTGCTCCCACATCTCGACGTCGAAGGCGATGCCCGAGCCGTCCCACTTCTTGCCCATGAATCCCAGTTCGTAGGGCGGGTCTGTGAGAATTGCATCGACGCTGTTGTCTTCTAGTTCGGTGAGGATGTCTCGGCAGTCTCCGAGACGTAGGTCGACGTTGCTCAAGTCTTTCTCTTCCTTCCGGTTGCGGGCTTCTGCCCGTTACGATTCAAGTTCGGGACCTCGATAGGAGCGATCCGTTTCCCGATCACCGCGAACGCGGGCGGGTTCTCCAGGTAGTCGATCCCTCGCTGGAGAGCTTCGGGGTCGTCACCGAGGTGACCGAGTACGTTGCGGTTACAGGGCGTATCGAGGAGTCCGCGAACGTGCCCTGTTCGGTGGTCGTGGTCGACGGCCAGCTTCTTCCGCAGGCCTCGGCCTTTGCGGCAGATGTAGCACCTGCCACCTTGAGCCTCGTATATCCGCCAATACTCATCGGCGGTGATGTCGTAGAGCTCTAGAAGACGCTTCTCCCACGCCGTGTCCTTTCGGACGGTTCGCTTTTCGCGATGGTGAGTTGCGCATCGAGGTCCCGGGTGAGGGGCGGCTCGGCGGGTTGTGATCCCGGCCGCTGCGCAGTCGACGCAGCGCCGGGGCTTAGGCTTAGCCGCCGCCATCCAACCACCCGACCAGCCACAGACCTGCGCCCCACGCGATGATCGAGTACGCGATCAGCTGCTCGATGCTCACGCCTTAACCGCCTTGATCAGCTCCCGGATCTTGTCTGCCCGGAAGTCGTCCCACCACGCGCCGGTGCTGGCGACGTGAACCACCGGAGCGGTCTCGTAGCCTTTCTGCTTCACCAGCTTCATAGCCTCGGGGTCCTGGTCCACGCGGACCTCCCGGAACTCCACACCGCCGCGGGTCAACGCGTTCTTGGTGAGCGTGCACTTATGACAGCTAGGACCAGTCGTGTAGACGGTGATACCGTGCGTCACGAGGTCTCCTCGTCGATGTAGCACACCATGTTCGGGTGCGCCCTTCCGAGCAGGAAAAGGTAGGTTGAGTACCTGTCCCAGTCGACCGGGTATTCAGGGAACCATGGGTACTCCTCAATGATTGCTTCTAGAAGCTCGTTACGAGTCAAGTTATCGGGCATCAAAAATCCTCCTCTTCTGTGCCTTCGAACCTTGGGCATCGGGGGTTGCCTGCGCATGTGCAGTCGTATCCACCACCCACAATTCCCGGACAGACTCCACAACACCCATCGGGGCGCACGTCCTCGTTGATCTCCATCAAAAATCCTTAATCTCCATCTTCGAGCCGTCGAACTTCAGCTCGGCGTACAGCCGGCCTGAGGGATCGGCCTTCGATGATCTGTTCTTCACCGCGGACACCCGCAGAGTGTCAGCCCCGAACTGTGACGGAACCCTGTGCAACGTAAGTACTAGCTCGGGTACGCGACCGATCTGCCCCTTGATCCCCGACAGCGGGATCGGCTTGTCACCGGAGTTGTTGTCCGCGGTGACGTGGTGCAGACCGATGATGCACGCGCCGGTCTCCCGGGCTTTCTCGTGCAGCCAGTCCATCAAGACTTCCAGACCGCCGAACGGGTCCTCGTCGTTCGCGGCTACGCCGGTGATGACGTTCGTGATGTTGTCGATCACGATCAGCTGTGGGTAGTTCCCGAACGTCTCCTCGTACGCGGCCAGCGAGGTCTCGATGACCTTGAGCGTCGGCTGCGCCGAGTAGTTCAGCCGGATAGGGATGCCGTGCGGGTTCCCCGGGGCCGCGTTCCACGTCAGCACCTGCGGAGGCAACTGACCTTCGCGCACCGCCCGAGCGGACTCAGCCAGCGGCATCCCGAGCTCCATCGAGAGGATGCGCGTCGACTGCGTGAACGCGTCCGAGTCAGCCGAGAGGTAGTACGTCGGGATACGGCCTTTGAGCGCTAGGGCGAGCGTGAACGCCGACTTAGCCCCTCCGGGTGCTGCCGCGATCAGCGCCAGCTGCCCTCGCAGGAAGTTGATGCCCTGCTTGGTCAGCGACCGGAACGGTACAGGCAGAGGGTCACCCGCGTTCCCTTTCTGCTCGATCGACTGCATGATCGACAGCATCAGCCCTCCCTGAGTGCTTTGACGATCTCCCGCATCTGATGCTCAGCTTGCTGCCCGAACTCAACGCTGGCGTCGCACGTACAGCCTTCGACTCCCCAGGAGTACTCGGCAGGCTGGTGCTCCTCCAGTACCCGGAGAGCCGTGATGTACTGAGCCGCGGTCAGATCCTTCACTCCTCCTCCTCCGTCGTGTCTTGTACAGCGATAACCCGGGCGATCCCGGTGCTTATCCCGAACACCAGCGCGCCGGCTAGGGACAACCCTCCGAGCGCAGCCATAGCCAGCCTGTTCACTTCGTCCCTCTCGCTATGAACCCGTTGTAGATCGTGCGGCCTTCCTGTTTGGCCTTGACTTCTTCAGCCCAGACTTTGTCGGTAGCTTTGATCAGCGCCGACTCGGTCGTACCGAGGAACTTCACCAGCGGAGGACCGAGAAGACCTCGACGAGCAGCGCGCAGCACCCCGCCGAGTTCGTGAACCGCTCTCTTGTCTTCCAGCTCGACGTCCAGCAGGTTCCCCGGACCTGGCCGTTTGGTCACGGTCGCTTTCAGCGCCGGGTCAGCAAGAGTCCATCGTTCGACCAAGGCTCAGCCCTTCCTGTGATACCGAGCAGCGGATGCGACGCTGAACAACGGCGTCGGCTTGCCCCACTTCGGCGAGTAGTCCCCGACCGCGGCGAGCCCTTGCTTGCGCCAGCGTCGGACTGTGTCTGTATCGACCCCGAACAGCTCGGTCAGCTGCTCCTCGGTCGCTAGTGATGGATTGCTCACGACCGCTCCTTGATCTCGAACTGATCCAGCAGCTTGCTGGCTCGTGCTCTGTAGTGGTCTCGCATCTCCTCGTTCGGATGTGCGGACCACTCGAAGGGTCGTCCGTACGGCACGACCTCCCACATCGCACGCGCGAGCTTTTCAACGATGTCCATTTTGTTTCTCCTTTGTTACGAATCAAGTTTCAGGCCATAGAGTATTCACAGCTCAACGCCACGTCGCACCTCGCGCAGCTAGCACCTGGCTTAGGCGTGAAGTCCCCTGCTTCCAGCTTCCGTTCCATCTCGTGGAACCGGGCCGAGATCTTCTCCCGCGTCCAGTCCGTCAGGTCGTACGGATACGTCGGCTTACCGGTCTTCGCCATGAAGTACACGCCGCGCGTGATCTCGACGCCGTACAGCTGTTTCAACGCCAGCGCGTACACCGCGAGCTGGAAGTCATCCCCGGGCTTAGCTCCCGACTTCCAGTCAACGACTTGCACCTCACCGTCGAGCACCAGCACCGCGTCGATGTAGCCCCGGATCTCTATCCCATCGAGCTCGAACTCGATCGCGAGCTCTATCCCCGGGGCACCGTCCGGTGTGTGCCACACCTCTAGGCTCTGGTGGTTGTCGATCCAGTCCAGGGTCTTGTCCACCTGCTGGAGCCCGATACCCCAGCGACGTTCGATGTCGTCCGCGCCGCGGTACGGCCCGGAGGCGAACCACCAGCCGAGGTTCGGGGTCTCCTCGGTAGCTTCGTTGATCCCGTCGGCGTACTCGGCCTTGAAGATCTCATAGCACTCTTCGCGCGTCAGCGGTGAGCCGGCGAGTTTCGAGAGCATGTATTTCTCAGCCACCGCGTGAACCCCGGTACCCTGCTGCAGCCAGGCCGCTGGGCGTTTCCACACGCGATCATGCCTGGCCAATTTCCAGCTGAACGGGCATTTGTCGAACTGCGACAGCTGCGAGACCGACCGGGGCTTCTTCTCGTACGTGTAGTTACGAGTCAAGTTGTCAGTGTCAGCCACGAGAGTCCTTGACCGCCATAGCGAGCGCTACAACCCAGCCGATGAACGTCCATCCCAGGAACACGTTGATCACAGCGACAGGCTGCTTCAGCGAAGCTTTCCGGTAATACGCGACGATCGTCGGGACGAAGTACGCGGTCCCGAGCACCACGAGTAGCGCATGGCTGGAGCTGATCGACATCAGCACGATCAGCGCCACGATGGCTCCCAGAGCCAGCCATCCCTCGATACGACCTTTCCGCTTGGCCGCACGAGCGGCCGCGTCGGCTTGCGGGTAGTAGCCGGGTTGGTACGCCGGCTGATCCCAGATGTTGCTCATGATGCTGCCTCCTCTTTAGGTTTGCGGGCCGCGTTGCAGCGGCGCTTTTTGGCCAGGCCCAGCTCCACGAGCAACGGGCACGGGTTGAAGTCCGCGGGCTGATATTCGCGGCGGAGAATATAGCTCAGGAACTCCCCGATTTCGCCCATGATGTATTTGTCGCCGTGACGTTCTTCGCGCTCGACTGCATCAGGCTCGCAATACCTATCGATGAACTCTTTCACTTCCCGGTAAAGGTAGCTGTCGTCGGTTAGCCACGTAGAACGGTAAACGTGGAGGCCGCGAATTCCGGGGACCAGATCGAGTGTATTAGCGCGGATATACGCGTCTTTAACCACGTTCAGAGTAGGGACGATTGTCTTACCGATAACTCGGGAAGTGATCTCGAACATGCGGTTCAAACCATTCTTCTAAGAAAAGGGGCGGGCGGTTATCAGGGCTCCACGCTCGGGAAACGCCAGATGTGATGACGTCCGATCTCGGACAGAGTTGTGTATTCGTTGACTCTGATGAGTAGGTCTTCGTCGGATTCCTGGCGCTCCCTGTACGCCCAACCCCCGCGTTTGCTGACGCCGGGTATAGGCGGGATGTTCGGATCGAACTCGACAACCCAATTGTTCTCACGAAGCATCCGGTAAAACGACCGGAGACGTTTCAGCTTGTATTCTTTCATACCTTTGCCGCGTGTGGCGATGTATTCGCCATGATCCCTCAGTCGTTTATGCGGCGCGCACTGAGAAAGAGGCTCGGGTACCTTGAACGGGTATTCGCGGCGGATAACCTGCCGGGCGGTCAATTTACCTCCGTACGTGTGAACGTGCCATGAAACAGCCTGTGGTGTCACACCGTACATCCGGGCGATATCCGCCTCAGTCTCCCCCGTAGCTTTCAGGGCCTCAATCACTTCTAGTGAGAGGCGGGGGAGCTGTTCTCTGGTGGTTCTCATCGGTCCTCCTTGTATTACAGACCAACGTATCTTGCATCTTGTTACAGCGCAAGGCACAACCCCCTCGATACTTGACAGTGCGACGTAGTTTTCTGGTGTCCCAGATCTGGGACTCTTCCCCCGTGGGAGAAAGTAGACCACTTGATCTAGTCCGGCGCAAGTGTCAAACGTCACTAAGTTCGTAGCTGAACCGGCATCGTCACAACCGATACCGGGCGTTACAGCTACCAGACCGCGACTCGATCCGCAGCGGAGCCGCTGGTCAGCAGTACCACCGTTTCCGGCAGTAGCGACTCTTCTTGTCTTTCCCGCGGTCTTTGCCCGGGCCGGCTGAGTCGTGTTTGCTCTCGGATTTCTTCTCCGGATCGCACGTCGGCAGGTCACCGTGGGCCACGTGCCAGTCAGAATCAGCCCTGAGACCGCCGTGCTCCAGCTGGTGAGACACCGACCGATGCTCGCACCCGGAGAACCCGTCAGCACGCGCTGACGGGGCTACCAGGACCGCCGCGAGCATCACAGCGCCGACGATGAACCAGACGACGAAGGCCAGGCGCTTAGTCATCGGGAGGGATCACCACCAACCCACCCATGGCGGCTGACCTCGACCTATTGAAGGAACTTGAGGACCTGGCGGAGTTGGTGTTGATCCACGATGATCCTTCATCAGGCCGGGGTTGTCTGCCAGGTACAGAGCTACCGCCGCGATCTTCCGTAGGGCGTCTTCTCGGGTGGGTTTCGCAGGTACTAGGTCGATGCTGAGCCTCGCCCGGACGATCTCGCCGGTGTCAGCGTCTGCGTCTATCTTGAGATTCCAGTTGCCGTGCTTACTCACACCTGCCTCACTCTCTTCAGCCCGACGGTTCCCGCTAGGTTCTCTCGGACGAACGCCCACGACTCAGTACGTACCCACGACGCGGTGAACAGCCCTTCAGCGTGGACGGCGGCGTGGTGCTTGCAGAACAGCAGCTCGAACTGACCGTTCTCCCAGCGCTCCATAGCCGCGGCAGAGCACGCGTCGCAACGATCGGTGAGCCGCAGCTCCCCGGGAGGCGTTGCGCCATCCTCCCGGGGAGGCGAAACCTGGTCTGGAGTGGTCACGCGTCCACGTCCTCTCGCTCCACGAACTCGACGTACACCTTCGCTGTCTCCAGATCGGTGTTCAGGATCTTGAACCAGAACGGGTTGTCACCCCTCTCGAACTGGTACAGGTCGTACGACCCGTTGGTCTTCGCGACCAGCTGCCAGTTGTCCGAGCGGTGCATCGCTCCGTACTCGGTCTCGAACCACTCCCCGCTCACAGCCCCACCGCTTTCGTGATCAGGAACATCAGCGCGGCCCCAGCGACGATCGCACCGACCGACAACGACAGCTCGATGCTCAGCGGTAGGCCCGGGTTGCTCCGTCGGTACAGCTTGCGAAGCTCGGCCGGCGAGTACGACGCCGCGATGATCTGGTTGAACGCTTTGAGCTCTGTCTCGTTCATCAGGAACCCACTTTCGCCAGGATTACCAGCGCGTCTGCCAGTCCGCAGGCCCGTGCCCCGCCGACTAGGCAGCCCTTCTCGTCGCCGCGGGCCGCGGCCTCTTCGCAGAAGAGGAGCCACTTCACGCGCTCGTCGTTGATCAGGTCTATTGCGTCGTTCAAGGTCATCGGGTCTCTCCTTTCAATCGGTTCCCAACTCATCCGTTCGCCCCTTCCAGCTGCCGACGCCAGCCGGTGCAGCGCTCGGACGGCCGGTGCTGGTACTCGCACGCTGCGCAACCGTCGAGCCAGACCAGATGCCGGCGGTAGGCGTGTCCGCAGCACGCGCCGAGCTCGTCGTCCGGAATCTGGGCGAGCCCGGACATGATCCGTTGCAGGTTCGATGCGCCGGCGTGCATCCGCTCCCAGAGCTCGGCGTGATCGCGGACGTCTTGCAAGTGCGCAACCCAGTACGTGCAGACGGCGCCGCACGTGCAGACGCATTGGGCGCCCTGGCTCAGCCGGCTTCGATCGATCTGGTGGCTCTGCCGTAGCTCGGTCGGCAGCTCGGCGTAGATCTTGGCGCCGAGCTCTTCGATTTCGGCGAAGTGCTCGTCGAGTGAGCGACGGCGGCTCACTGGTCGCCGTCCTGGTGTGCTCATGCGGGGACCATCTCGAATCGGTACCGTCGGGCCTTGAACACCACCCGCACACCCTTCGGGGGTTCAGGCTTGTCCGGGTGGATGATGGCCAGCGTCTCGGGATCAACTCGGTACTTGTCCGAGTAGTAGAAGCGTCCGATCACGCTTTCGATGTCCGCAATCGTCGGGGCAGAGGCGAGAAGGCGAGGTTTCCGGCTGGTCATGTCTACTCCTTGTTACGTGTCAAGCCGCGATGCGGCGTGTAGTGGTCTTGGATGTGTCGATCAGGTGCCGTCGGCCTCGCTCGTCGACGACCGTGAGCACGGTGCCCGCGGTGAACAGCACCCGGGCTGTCCAGCCAGCGGGTCCGCGCGATGCGATGTGGATGGTCATGCGCGGAACCTCTCGATGCGGTCCAGCTCGATGCAGAGGCTTTCGACGCGCACCGTGTTATCGCCGGAGCCGAATCCGTGCAGCGTGCCCGTGAGTACCCGCCCGTTGTCAAATGTGACCTCTACGGGGCCGAACGCCCCTTCGGCGGTGATGTCCTCGACAGCTTCGCGCAGGATGGTGCCGAACGTACCGACCCAGCCGTTGCCCGAGTTGCGCAGATCCAGGTCGTAGTTTCCATCGTTGTTGTAGATGCGGCTCATAGCGCTCATGGTGACCTCCTAGTTGGTTACGAATCAAGTCAGCGTGAGCAGCCGTGAATCGAACACGGTCAGCGCGGTGATGTCGGCTGAGCGAACCTGCCTGCTCGGTGCCAGCCCGTCGTAGCCACGTGCAACGGCTCAGAGCTGGACTTCAAAGTATGTTGTGGGCCGGGGCTCCGCATTACACGGGATTTGCATCAGGGTCAACGCGCGGTCTGGGCTCGCCTGAATCTTGCTGGCCTTTGTTGTGTTGTAGGTCTACATTAACCGATCTTGCGGTTACGTGTCAAGTGAGTTAGTCGAGGAATTTCTCGGCGGATTGCCGACGCCTATCCCGTCCCGTGACCCTTCATCAGACAACCGCGCGTACGCCTGCGCGAGGACGTCGTCGACTCGGACCGTCTTCTTACCCGCCCGCTGCGCCGAGGCCAGCAGCACCGCGACGATCTGGCCGACACCGATCAACTCGCGCAGCTGGGCAGTCTCACGTCCGTGCTGCCTGTCGAGCTCCTCGACCATGTCGAGCGACTGCTTAGCCAGCAGCCGGTAGTTGAACTCCAGCACGTCGCGACTCACCCCGGACACATCCTCGCTGGCGGCCTTCCGCAGGTCCTCACGGCGCAGCATCAGGCACGCACCAGACGGGCCGAGCGGATGCACTCGGACTGCTCGATCGTCTCGGTGCCGTAGTCGTGCGCGTACCAGACGGTAGCGACGCCAGACATCCCGAGCTTGGTCACGGTGCCGACGTACTCCCGGCCATCCTCGGGCGAGGTGAACCGGGCCGAGTCACCGATGCGGATGATGTCCATGAGATGTCCTCTCTCTGAGTGGTTACGAATCAAGGTCGAGCGACGACCGCGTAGCCTGCGATCACCGCGAGCATCACCGGGATGAAGCTGATGATGATGAGTGCTGCGGTCATGTCCACGAGGTTACGCATCAAGTTTCTTCGACGCAACCCTTGACACGTAACCGCAGTTCGTGCATTCTTGATTCATCGCGATCGGGGCGATCCCCCGACTACCGAGTTCACAGTCCCCCGGAAGGGCCGGCGGACAGAAAGGAGTCCCGAAATGAACAGCACCGTGAAGCAGGCCATCGCCCTCGGTCGCGAGGCCGGTGTCCAGGTTCAGCCCTGGGGCGGCGATGAGGTCCGCCTGAACGGCGGGATGATCATGTCCGCCTCGGACGCGATCGGCTGGGGCATCCGGCGGGCAGCCGTCCGGTAGTCCCGGCCCTCGGCCCCGGGTAACACCGGGGCCATCCCGATCCCCTCATCCATCAACCATCCACAACTCGAAGGAGACACCAATGACCACCATCGCCCGCCGCATCGCCACCGGCCTGTTCCTGCTCGCCGCTCCCGCGGTCATCGCCACCCCCGGCTGGATCGCATCGGCCGATCCGATCTCGTTCGATCAGTCCTCGTTCCCTTGTGAGGAGGATGAGGTGCTCGGGTTCAGCCCCGAGTTCGGACCCGACAAGGTCGGTTGCATCCACATCGAGGACGTGCGATGAGCTACAGCGCTGGGCAACAGATCGAGGTCGAACTGAGCGGCGATGAGCACCACGTGGTGACCGAGGATGCGGCTGCCTACCGCAACTGGCTATCGGTCCTCTCGCACTCCGACTCCGAACCGTACTCAACCCACTGACCGTCCGAGGCTCATGACCCTGCCCCCCGGCTTTCGCGAGTCGGGGGGGCTTTCTCATGCCTCGACCCGCGAAGGCCCCGTAACGCCGCCTCACGTCCACGCTGAGCCTCGAACACCGCGAGCCGGTGTCAGCGGTGCGGAAGGCCAGGAGTCGGCCGGCAGCGTCGACGTCGAGCGCCTTGACCCGTAACCGGTCGGGGTTCGAACTCGCCGCTTGACACGTAACCGCGTCGCCTCGCATACTTGAGTCACCTCGCCCGGGGTGGTCCCCCGGCTACCGCGCTCATCAGTCGGAGAGTCCGACGAAGAAAGGAGTTCGAAATGAACACCAACCTGATCACCATCCCGGCCGCCGAGGTCGTGGTCGGCGACACCATCGTCGCCGGTGCAGGCACCGTCCTCGCTCCCGAGGACCTCGTGGTCCGCCGCATCGAGTCGGATCGGACCTTCGTCCGGTTCAACGGGATGGTGGACATCCACCAGCGGATCAACGTCCGCGTCGCCCGGTAACCCCGGGAGCCCCACGAAGCCCCCGCTACGGCGGGGGTTTTTTCATGCCCGCACCACGTCGAGACACGATCCCATCCCGAGCCATCGTGCCCTGATGCCGATTGCTGGCCCCTCACAGCCCCGCAGAGCGACGATCACCTGCCTCTCGATAGACCGCACCCGTAGACCGGTCTCGTCGCGGCAGAGGACCAATCACCACCTCGAACCACGAGATCGATCTCGAACACCGGGACCATCGAAGGCTGATCCACATCCGTCATCCGCCGCGCGATCGAACCCACGAAGGTCGAAGCATCCGACGAACTCGACCCCGATCCATCGATCCGATCGACGTCGAACGCGAGCTTCGATCCCGGAACGTCGGCTCGATCTCGAAGCTCAGCCATCCCCTCGATGCGGAGCCCCGTCGATCCCGAGCCGCATCGCATCCGCATCCGCAGTCGAGTCAGCACCGAGCTCGGCGCATCCTCGGTACCGAGGGCCTGTCGCATCGAGCACAGGGCGTCGCACAGGCAGGGGGTGCTGTGGGTAGCTGGGGCACAGGGGTAGGCAGGGCTAGTGGGGGGTGTGGGTGCGCGGCTGCGTGTGCGTGCCGGGGAGGGGCGGGTAGGCAGGGTGCGGGGTACGCCGGCTGGGGTGCGCAGACTCGCAGCGCAGAGGGGGTTGCGCTGCCGGGTGGGTGTGTGGTAGACTGGGTGTACTCCGGCAGACGGGGTCACAGGGGACGCGCGGCGCGCGGGCCCCTAGGGGGGCACCCCTACCCCCCGCGTGTTGACCGGATGGTAA